TGCGTGTCCTTGGTCGAGTTGCCAATCAGCAGAATTGCGGCGTGAAAAAGCTGCGAAGAAAGTGCTGGATTCGATTGTGCAAGAGTCTGTGCGATCTGGAAAAATGCCGAAGCGTTGGCCCGTGCATTGCATGGTGCCGACTCCAGTCCGCCCCCTAACTGGACGACACCACCCATAAAACCCACGCCCGCACCCGCGGTGTTAGCGCAGTTGTATTGACTGAATGAGACCCCGAAAGACATTGCGCCGGGATTACCGACTGTCTTAATATTTTCGTGGTATGGATTGCTGCTCGACCCAACAGGGTCTTGTGCGTTCGCGACTGGCTGTGCGCCAGAGCCAGTTCCGCTCGACGGGTCGCCAGCGCTACCGAGGTTCACAGTCACGCTGTTGGTAGCTGATCCGTTGCCGCCCGCCCCGCCTCGCGCGGTATTGCTATTACGGTTGCCGATAGTGGAGTTTAGTGTCGATGTGCCGAGTCCGCCACCGACCGCCAGCGCGCCAGAAGTCGATCCCGAAGTCGAGTTCGAATCTGATCCCGAGGTTGCTGTTTGGCCAAATGCGGTGACTGCCGCAAGTGCCAATGTGGTCATCAAGATGGTCTTTTTCATGTTCACCCCATTCAATTTAAAACCGCCCCGTAGGGCGGCTCCGTCCTGCTAGAAACCTGGGGGTAACGCCAAGGCTGGAAGACTTAGCCCTGAAGTATTCCCCGCAGTCCCACCAGTTCCGCCGACCCCGCCGCCGAGTGTTGACCCGATAGAAAGACCAGCCGACATGCTACTGATTGAAACGCCCGGCCCCGGACCCGTCTTCACCGATGAGAGGTTGTTACCGCCAGCCCCAACATTGAGAGTGAGAGTCTGATTGCCGAAAGCCGCTTGAGCAGTGCCAGTAATGACGCTCCCGTTGTTGAGAACGCCAGTCGTGACGCCAGTCGTGAGGCTTTGTGCTTGTGCGCCCAGTGCCGCTGCGCCAAGCAGTGCTGCGACGAGTGCTTTCCTCATGATAGCTCCTAGTCGGTTAGGCGGCGGCGTCGCCCATGAAACGGTCACCGCCGCCGTTCAGCCGATTAGAACTTGAGGAATGCGCCGAAGCCTGCCGAACCCGACTGCGAACCGGCTGCACCGCCCGTCAGATCGAAGCCACCGCCCGTATGTGCGCCGACCGAGAGACCCGTCGAGGTCGTGCCTGCGGTCGTTTGCACGCCCGCTGCACCGCCACCGTTCCCCGTGCCAGCAACCGATACGACGGTCGCCGTGCCCTGCGTTGCGTTCGTGGTACCAGCGATGGAAGCGCCGTTGCCCACGACGCCCGTTGCGGCGAAGGAGTTTGCGCCCGATGCCGAACCAGCGATGCCACCGACAGCCGAAGCTGCGAAGGCCGATGCCGTACCGAATGCCAGCAGTGCTGCAATGATGGTCTTCTTCATGATTGTACTGCTCCTATAGGATACCGAAGTTAGCCGCCTTCGGCGTGCGGTTTTAGGCTTTCGCCTAGAAATCGTTATTGCTTAATTCCATAAAGCTATTTTAAATGGGGCTGGGCTTGTTTGCATCTGTATTTTGGTCTAAATTTGGAGTCCTAATGAAGTCAAATGGTCGGTAGCGACCCTATGATAGTACTCATAATCTAGCCCTACAGGGAACTCAGAATCATAGCGCATCATTGGTCGCGCATTCTCTGTGGTCGGTACAAGATGCCCCTTGTTGCACGTGATTATTTCTCCTGTCTCACCTTTGAAGTACGCCCATCGCGCCACCTTTCCGATGTATTCCGTATGCGCCGGATAAACTTTAGCACATCCGCCACGCACATTGCGAACACTGACGAACTTATTAATGTCCAGACAACCATTAATGCTGACATGAAGTGGAGTTCCTTTCGTTAGGTAAGCCACTACCGCGTCAGAGCATACTTCAATCTGCGGGTTCTTCTTCAGTCCGGCTTCGCCGAACACTCCTTTAGTCTTAGTTGTTCCATCTGCTTTGACCGCTATATAGTTGTTGACATCACGACTGTATAGCGCCGCATACTCAGTAGGCTCTAACTCCAGCCCGCTATCCTGCTCCCATCCTTTGACGATTTTATGAAGTAACGCTCCTGCATCGCGTCGACAGCGTATCGTCACCCCGTCTGTATTTGCACTAACCACATCGAAGCCAGCCAGCGTGACCCGTTCAATTAACATCAAAAGGGCCAACTGTCCGCTGATAGTGGTCTGAATACCTAGCTCGGGATAGTACATTATCGAGTAGGGATCAAGGGTCTTGCCAAACGTACCGTTGACCACAATCTTCAAGGCGTCTGCTTTGACCTTGAAGTGAGCGGCTTTTGCTGCTAGCCGTTCATCGACAATCGTTTGATAGATGGGAATGAAAATTGGTCCAATAGACGGCGGGTACATGCCGCTGCCTAGAATGAGCTTAGGATAATAGCTCGGCACATCGAAGTCGAAAAGCATGTATTGCGAATTAGCAACGACCGCTCTGCTTTCTTCCTGTGAATGTAGGCCACCAATGCCCATTTTATAGCGATTACCGCCGATTGGAATTACCAAGTCTGCCAACAATTCCGGCATCCTGATGTATCCGGTATCGCTTATTTCGAATGGCGTATCCGCTACCATCGAGCGTACCCATTGCAAGTCTGTGGTTAGGTACGTGATCCAATCAGGCATGCGGAAAAAGAACTTGTGGCCAGCACGGATTTTTTGTGGCGTAGGCTGCGCACCGGTGCGCCTAAATGTTTCCTTACGGAAAATTGCTTCGGCCATTTGTGCATCAGACTTAGACCGGAGGTCTAGCTGATATCTTGGCCCGATGGACTGGCGCAGTTCAATATTTTCCTGATGCGCGCAATACAGCAACCAGGTGTTGCGAAGGTCGTTGAAGCAGTACCAGAACACGATCCGGCTTTGTTCGTATCTCAATTCAGTTCCCGGTTTAAACGGGAGGTCCATCATCAAGGGGGAACCGAGTCTCCCGGCCATTGTTTTGAGGCTAGGCGCGAGAGGAGTAAGTTCATACAAGTCGATGTGGTTGATATTGAGTTTACGAGTGCCGTAACTTCTGGCAACCAGCCATCCGGGTTCGTTATAGTTGATGATCCTTTGAGTAGCGTCCCACAAATCCCAACAGTCAGTTCCAGATTTAACTGCAATAGCCGCAATGTGTCTATCGTATTTTTCTCCATTGAAGTCGATAAGCTGGAAGTTTCGTAACACCCAGTCGAGCTTTGATTTATTGAACCAGAGTTCTTCATCGTCGCTAGACTCAAAATAAATGCATTTGCCGCTGTCGATAGACAGAAAGCAGCAGCACCAGTAGTTGGGATAACTTTCAATGTCCCATACAAGCCGCTCTTTCAATAGAGCAGCCTGTATAAGTTCTTCGTCGGTGAACTGTGGCGGGTCAAACTCCAGAGCTTCATCAAGATACGGCAGGTAGTCAGGTGATAGCCAGACTGGGTCCGGCGGGTTCCTGACTACCTTGGTCTTGACTACTTTTGGTGGCTTCCAATCGCTCCAAAATAAACCCGTATCATCAAAACGCATGAGTGAAATACTCCTGTTCAGCTTTCTTGCGCGCGTCGATTGCTTCTTCCAGAGTATCAAACAGACCTAAGCTAATTGTTTTATATTCTTTTGTTATGCGCGCTTCATACTTTCCATGGTTCTTTCGAATACCTTTTATTCTAAGTTTGTTATTTTTATTCGCTCCGCGATTTTGCGGTTGAGTTTTATCGTCAGCTTCACGAAAGTTTAGCCAGCGATTGTCTGATCTATTCCGATTGATATGGTCAATATCGTGTTCCGGCCATGCACCGGTAACAAGATACCATATAAGTCGGTGAGCAGCGTATACTTTGCCACAGAATAGATAGCCTCGGTATCCGCCGCTCCCGAATTTTTGAGTATGCACTCTTCTTCCGCATGCGTACAGTCGATCACTTACTACGCTATAGTAGTAATCTTCTTCGACATATGGATGATGTGACATTTAGTGAATCTGTTTGTTAGTGACGTTCGAATCGCATGTGCAAGCCGTCACGTGGTCTTTCGGATAGAAGAAGAACAGCAGCGATGCTAAAGTCAGCAACGCCAAGATAACGCAGACTTCAATCGTTCTCCAAGTCACTTTCAGGATTTTCAGTATTGTTTTCATTGGGTACGACGCGAATGAATGGGTAAGGAGTTGGTATATCTTTTAAGTCTTTTGCAAGACCGGGTTTATCTACAGCGAAAAACATGGTTGGACCATCCGGTCCCATAGCCCAACCACAGAAATTGCATCCCCACCAGAGATTATCATCCCACAAGTCACTCGAACCGCAACGGGGGCAGGACATGTTGTTCTCCTTTAGAGGTCTCGCATACCCACAATTGCTCCACGAAACGGCGTAGCATTATCGCTGAAGAAAGTTGCGGGTGCAGGGTATAAAGCGAAGTCGATGACAGCCACCAATCCATCCAGGTGTCTAAGCTGGTCGAGGTTGTAACGACCCTTCGTTCCATCAGGTCCAAGCGGCGTCTCAAGTTCATAAGTTGCGCCCTGTCCATCATCGATATGTGTGGATAGCGTTCGGTTATCCTTAAAATGTACGGACCTATGCTGGTCACAATAGGGTTCGAGGTAGCTAAGCCCATCGAAGAAGTCCGATGGAATGTTTGTAGCATTGGAAGGTCTGTCCAATACGGGTTCCACTGCGGGCCATATAGTAGTAAGTAGCTGAGTTCGAATCCACCGCCCGTCGTTGTAATGAAAGGTGATCGAGCGATCAGACGCAGTAAGGCCAATCGGTTCTTTCTTAACACGAATCACCTCCCGAACACACTCGTCGGGAATGTTCATGTCGAAGCTAAACTTCCAGCCAAGCCAATACTGGCCGATGACCACATTGTTTGTGGCGAAGGCTGAACCATCGCGAACCAGGATGCCACGCGCCCAAGGACGACTTGCGTCCTCACCGACGAACGGCTCCAGTATTGTGAACGCTTTTAATAGCCCCGGCTGCAATTCTATGTAATGACCTTCCGGTTGATAGCGCGGATATTCATCGGGGCTGCAATTTATACTCACCCGAAACTTGCCAGCTACAAGCCTCAAACTGCCATTTTTCTGCATGGAAAATGCTGGAATGGCATCTAGGCGCTCGCACGCGCCTATCGCGCTGATAAATGGGGTGGCTAATGGCTGGCACTCCATCGCTAGCGGGAAAGGCGACGACAGCGCGATGATACCGTTACTGCTCTGTATCTCCCCGTTGCGGATCAGGAAGTGTTGGAGAACTGGGAGGTGTTCCTTCCGGCTCACTCCTCCCTTCACAAACCTCAGCGTTTGCAGCAGCGTTGTCTCTCTCGCATTGTTCTCCGGCATGAAATGCCTCCTTTGTTGCGTTAAAGAGCCACACTTCATTCGGACCCATCATTCCAAACTCAGCGGCTTCTGCAAGTTTAGGATAGCGCTTAGCAAACCACTGTTCGAAGGTCATGAAAATAGCTCCTGCTGGTGTGCTATGAACGTTTTATGAGGGTCCATATTGCGACCGAATTCGGCATACTTGTCTGCGCAGTATGCCCAACGGGAATAGGTGATGGTACGAATGCGGTCGGGATCATAACCGTCCGCGATGATACGACTGTCAATGAAGGAGGTGATAATCTCTGGTAGAGTATCCAGATGTTGATTGTGGACTTTTCGCAGGGGAGAGTCCGACGAACAGTTGAGCGGCTTGTTATCATAGAATATGTTCCCGTGAGCACTGATTTGAACCCAACTTGAACTATCTACTGACCACCAAGGATATCGCTCCATTAGATTAGGATTAGTCATCCCGAACGCGTGCACTCGTATCTTAGGACGGCCAGCGCCATCCACCAAATACTTATCCCATATACGGTCCAACCAAATTCGCTGTTGCGGCTTAGCCACAGGGACCAAGCCACCAATTGTGATATAATCATAGTTGGCGAGGTAGTACTCCAGATAGCGTTCATCCTCACCCCAGTGAAAGCATGGGAGTGGTTTAACGCCAAGTGATTCCATGTACCGTTGGTTCTGCCACGTCTTGAGCGGGTCGCCAATGCCGTCTAGGACCGACGCCATGAACACCCCATCTTCCACCTTAACCAGGTCTGCATTCTGTTGCAGCCATTGGCAGTAGGACGGAAGATCAATTTCGACTCCTTGTGTATACGCCGAGAATGCGCCGGAGTCGATGAAAACTTGAATGCCGCTGTTACGAATACGTTCAGTGGTATTTTTGTCTTTGACATAGTGGTACGACTCCAGATGATAATCGATGGAGTCGATGCCTTGTTGTTCGCGCTCGTTGAGTTTACCGAATGCTGTCGAGCCGCGTGCAATGTTGGCCGTGAATAGGCCCGCGATGTAGAGATTCATATATCAATTATATAGCAAACATCAAGTGGCAAGCTGGTATTCGGTTGGTGGCGGGCTTGGCGCTATCTATCTAATGCAAAGCATTAGATAGAAAGGCCAAGCCGGTCACTAGGCGCTATTTTTCGGAATCTCTTGCGCGTGACTTAAAAGTTCTTCTGGAGTCGTGCCGACTGCTTTGGCAATGTCTTCGATAATGTCGGCATAAGTAGGTCCAAAAACAATGACGAATGAGTCACTGCCGCCCATTTCCTTCAAGTCGACTTTGATTGGTTGTCCATCCATCAACTTGAAGATATTGACCGCATCAATTCCAAACAGGAAACGGCCATCGGACATTCGGGCGCGGATCATGTGGTTAGCTCCGTTCGGCTTTGGTCGGGTCTTTCGGGTGCGGAACCGGCTTGCTGATACTCATCGATAACGGTTCCCACCCAGCAGTGCAACCGTCGATGTAAGTATCTTGCCATTGGACTTCGCACTGATTGACTACTTGGTATGGCTGACCAAGTATTTGACCGAGAGCGACTGGTTCTTCGTAACAAGCTTCTGGTCGCCGCCACGGAGTATTGGATGCGATCATTTGTTTTTCCATCATAGCCAGATACTCTTTTCGGCCCACAATTGGTGATTGTTCCGGCATCGGGCAAGGTGCGGATTTGATTGGTACGGGTTCGCGACCAACAAACGGTGCGCGGGCTTGGCGATAAATATAGACTGTGCCATCATCACCCAGTCCGAACAAATCGCCACCAACGAATTGCATGTCGATGATCTTCATTGTTTGCTCCTTGGTGGATCGAACGTGCGACCCTCAAAGTTTCCGATCAGTTCTTTCAGTGCTGCGATCATGTCCTCCCTGCTGGCGTTGGAAATGTAGTTCATGTATCCTTCGTTCGTGTCCATCCCAAACACGAGTAAGGCGAAGCCATAGCCCGGTGGCAAACCGCCGCTCAGCAACTTTGCAGCGACATTCATGGGCGCATCCAACAGTTGCTCTACAAAGTCCCGATGCTTAGCCATTACTCTTTGTCTCCTTGGTTCTCAACGAGTTGGGTATACCAGGTCTGGTTTCCGCTTTCCAGTTGGCTGCACATATCCCACGCAGTGTCTTTGTCGCTGAACCCCGCGCTCTGCAATGGGTCTGTGGTCAGTTTTCCTTGGGCGTCGATCCATCCGAGGTGGTTTTCGTGTTCGTCGAAGACTGTGATGTAGTGCATGGCTGCGCCTTTACGATGTAAAATTTACCGATCAGTCGGGCAGGAATCCTACATTGTTCGAGGACAACGAACTTCCCTGTCCGTTCCAGAAATTTGCCTTCAATGGTGCCGCCATCACGGAGTTCGATATGAACCAGTTTGCCTCGCGGTGCGGAGGTATGGGGTGTGCTGCTCATATTCACAACTCCATGTGGCGGCTAATGCTTACTCGGTAGTTTCGTCCAACGGATTGTCGACGTCATGGTTCCGGGGGATGAAGAAGTCCCACCAGAACTGTTGCCATTCAGTCCACCAATGAGTAATTAAATTGGGAATGAGACCCATTTATTGCTCCTTTGAAATAGGTTCGGGATGATGTAGAGCGACCCAGTCTTGGATCTGTTCGTCTGCTGCTACGTACTGGTTCGAGGTGATCCCCCTGCGGTATCCATCCCACAGTTCGTTACGCAGTGCTCTAGGCAATCTGAACCAGTGCTCTGCGCACATGTACAACGTGCTCGCGATGGTACGATGACAGCCGTTCCATTTACAACGATGCATTGTTTATCCTTTTAAATGTGCCGGGCGAATTTCGCCTGACCCCTAAATTATCTCATAATTTTCTAGCCTTTAGGGAATGATTTGGTTACGATCCATTGTTTACTAGAGCTAAAAATTCGCTCCGTGCCGCCGGATCGCTGCGCATTACACCGCGTAGCGCGCATGTTATCGTATCAGATTGCGGATGACAGACACCTCGAGTTTCAATACAGAAGTGCCGCGCGTTGATATATACACCAACGCCTAGCGGCTGCACGTTATGAAACAAGTCGTCTGCAATCTGGTTCGTTAGCCTTTCTTGTACTTGAAGCCGTCTGGCGTAAGCGTCAGCCAGTCGATCGAGTTTAGATAGTCCCACAATGTGACCGACAGGGATATAAGCAATTGTACAAGTTCCCACGATAGGACACAAATGATGCTCACAGACAGAGTAAATAGGAATGCCTTTACGAACCACCATTTCATCGTACTTGTCGGCTCCGTCCTCAAACGATTTGAGTAGCGCCTTTGTGTCGACCTTATATCCACCCGTCCAATGCTCCCATGCCTTGACCACACGACTTGGCGTCTCCTGTAGACCTGGCCGGTCTGGGTTCTCGCCAACAATGAAGCGCAACAAATCCCTGATAATACTCTCTCGGTCGATTGAATTCTGTGGTGGCGGCTCGCACTCCGGTCCAGCGTATCCGGTACCGCACTTAGCACAATGGTGCTTTCCCGAGTTCTGTAGCGTCTTTTCATTTTGGTCACCCGCTGTCAGATGAGGAGTTTCGAACCAGTCTTCGTTCATGGTATATACACCGCTGAGTTCGCGCCATGCTCGGCACATTCGCAAGAGATAAGGCGCACGCGCGGATTGACGCTCAACTTCTCCAGTTCTTCCTGAGCCAGTCCGAAAGCGTACTCCGCGAAGCGTTCGCAGCCCACATGTGGAAGCACAATAGGGTTGGCACAATCCTCGCCGGATAGGTTCAAGAAGTGGATTAGACAAGGGTCATCTTCTGCAACGCACAGCCTGTGGTCAAATGCATGCGCTAGCCGTTGCTTCAGTCCAGCCAAGCCGCCGAAGTCTACTACCCATTGTTTATCGTTCAGCGTCTCGCATTCGAAAGTGAAGGTGAACGCCAGTGCATAGCCATGTAGGTGTCGGCAATGGGAGTCAGCGCGCCACTGGCGAAAGCACGCGCTAAGTCCTAGTTCATGGCCGTAATGTTTTTTAATCTGCCACATCACATTCCCCGGTACTCGTTCCATCCTTTCGCGCGGATTTTGCACGCGGGGCAGTTGCCGCAGCCATAGCCCCATTCGTGCAACTCATCGCGAATACCGTTGTAGCAAGTATTCGTTTCTGTGATAACGGTTTCGAGAACGCCAACATCTTCGGCCATCTTCCAAGTCTGTGCCTTGGTCAAGTCCATCAGCGGAGTGATGAAGACCACATCAGTGCGATAGCCTACATTCAACGCATGTTGCATCGCGTCGATGAATACGCGTCGGCAATCCGGGTAACCGCTATAGTCAGTCTGGCACATGCCACCCCACACCATGCGCGCCCCAATTTCTTGCGCATAAGCATGTGCGAAAGTGAGGAATAGCGCGTTGCGATTGGGTACGAACGATGCTGGCAAATCCGTGTACCTCGGGTGGCGCTCATTCAGGTCGCCAGTCGATTCCGTCAATCCTGTGGTCACCATTTTGCCGAGCGCTTCAAGACGTACCAGTTCGTATGAGACGCCGAGGTCTTCTGCGATCTTCTGTGCTTGCAACAGTTCGATCTTGTGGCGTTGGCCGTAATCGAATCCGATAGCGTAGCACTCGAACCCATCGGAGAGTGCCTTACCAAGTACGGTCGTTGAATCCTGACCGCCAGATAGCATTACTACCGCCTTGTTGCCCATGATAACTCCTATGGCATGTTGATGTACTTGTGGATTTGCATGCAGAGAGTATGCCCAAACAGCAGACACGATTGAACTGCGGCATCTAAATTCCGTTGGTTCTGAATAGGATCATATTCATCAGCGGGTTGAACATAAACTTTTTTATGGTAGCCATCATGCGGGCGAGCAGGTCGAACATGTAAGCCCAACACCCCCATAGGCAATCCGTCTTGACCATCGATATCTCCTTCGTTGACCACATATTTGTAGGCGATGATGAACTCGTGCAGTGACTCCACGACTTTTCCAGTCTTGGGACTGCAAACGATTTCGAGATTATACCGGGCCGGATCGGATAGCCCAGTTTTGTCGATGCCAAGTGTGCCATTGGTTTCTATCTGCACGCAGAAACCGTGTTTGCTGAGCCAGTTGACGAACGGAATAATGTTCTGGCGCAACGGTTCGCCGCCAGTGATAACAATCATCGGCTTGTGCGGACCATGCGCGTAGCGCAGAACTTGATCCGTTAGCTCGTTGAAGTAAAGACGCTTGAGAGAATTCCCGGTATACTCAGTATCGCATCCGGGGCACTGGATATTGCATCCAGCTAGGCGTACAAAGATGGCGGGTTGGCCCACGTGTGGGCCTTCGCCTTGTAGAGTCAAGAAGATGCTGTGGATGAGTAGACTGCCGTCATCGTGGCGATCTGCCTTGACTGGAGTCTGTCTATTGACTTGTTTCAAGGCTGCTCCTACAAGAGTGGGGCGGACAAAAGCCGCCCCTAATATAGAATTATATCATTCTACATTCTCAGACGGAAGCAGGATTGCGTCGTCCCGGTGTTCAATAGCTGCGATGTAAGCGACCACCGCTTCGGAGAAACCGGTCATCCACGTCCATGCGCCGTAGCCAACGCCGTTCTTATCACCGGCTACATTAATCATGTACCCCAAGCCTCGCGGTGCCCCGACTGCGTCCGCGGCCTGTTCGTCAGTGATGACCACAGTTCGCATTGGTGCCTCAGTCACATTGGCTTCTAGCGTGCGTAGGGCTGCGCCGAGATAGGTACCGCTGTGGTGTTGGCTGTGCATGATCGCATCGCGTAATGCCATGCCGGAACGCGGCGCAACCCGAACCAACTGATCGCTGAATGTCCAGATGCGAACGTTCTCGCACAGGCCGTTCATCAAGATCGCAAGACCACAGGCGGCATCTACCCGGCGCAGGTCCGATTTGGCCGACAGCTTTTGGTCCATAGAACCAGAGACGTCAACCAACAGATCAGTTACTCCTTCAAGCTTGGAGACTCCGTCCAGCGCCAGTTGCATCGCTTGGTCGATCATGTGTTCAAGCGGCGGGCAGGCTCGCGCAGCGGCGATAAACCGGAAGGGTAGCGCGCGGCTCTTGCGCGCACCATTGGTCAGCGCCGTAGCAATCAAGTTCGGATCAACGCCCGCTTCATGCATGTTCCGCACATTACGTAGCAGCGCCATGTAGCCGAGCTTGTTCTCCATAATCAGTCGAGAGAATGTATCCTTTTTGTCCGCGCCACTCGAAAGTGCGACCTCCCACGTATCAGGCGGCTTGATTTCGCCAGCGACAAACCGTTTCCACATGGCCCCTTGGGAATCCATGAGTGGCTTGGCGTGTACCATGAACATGACGTCGCGAAGTTTAATCTTCGAGTCGGCATTGCCCTGCCATTTGGCAACTTGGTACTCGTCAAATTTTGTGATAGCCGCAGCCAAGCCGCGCTTGAGCGCCGCTGCAAGTGGGCGCTTGCCATTGGCCCAGTACATGCTGACCAACTCTGCGGGTTCATCGGCTCGTTGAACCACATCATAGATGAGTTCGTCGAGATCACGAACCCCTCGTTTCGCAAGTAGTTGCACAACGAGGTAGAGTGGAACATGTCGAAGTTTAAACTGCGAGCGAGCAACACGCGCAAGAGCTTTGGTATATTCCGGGTCGACTTCCTTGACAAGTTGCGCGATGCGGTCAGCAATCGATTGGCCCGATTCATAGAAACTCTTTTCCCACAGTAGGCAGGACAGTACGGCACGCCGCAGTTGATCCTGTGGTGAGAACGTGATGGCCGGACCACCCTCATGGGTGCGGGCTTGGACAGGTAAGGCTTCGGTAGTTTGGCCATAAAAAGAAAAAGGCGACTGTGGAATCGCCTTGGTCTTGGCCTTCTGGTTCATTTTCGACATGACCCCTCCTATGGGGTTGCGGGGAACATCTTCAGACTGAAGGTACTTCAGCGGCTTCGCAGACCGCCAGCGTTTCAGCGCGATGTATCAGTCCAAATCACCACCGCATAGTCGATAGCCGGGAACAAACGAGGTCGATGTTTGCGCAACAGGGAGGTAGCGATGTAATCGAACTCTTCACCACGGCTTGATGGTGAGGCGGGAACAATCGCAAACAGGACACGGAGTGCTACCGTTACACTACGGGGCCATTGATGCGGCCCCGCCGAGAGTCGAACTCGGGCTTCCCGATTAGCAGTCGGAGGAACTGTTCACTACACCACGCCAAAAACTATTGGCAGGAATAATCGTGAACCGATTGTGGATTCGAACCACTACGCTCTTACGAGAGTATTAACCGAAGTATCGGGTCACTTCACCATGCCAGAAATCAAGCCGGGAACAAACGCTACCAGAAAGTACGTGCTCTACCATTGAGCTATACTCCCCATTGATTGGGGGAGCATTAGGACTCGAACCTAAAACATCGTCGCCCCAAGCGAAGTATCTGATAACTACACCACGGCAAAATCTGCTCGGTATAAACCCCCGAGGGGGTGACTATGCATTGTTTGCTATCTCCGGTTGCCCGGCTCAGCACGACTGACCCATATGCACTTGAGCGCCGCAGGTATCCACCTTCCCTTTTGGCTGATGCACTGGCGGTGGCGAACCTCCGCGAGGGGGAGCATCGAGTTCAGTATCGGTGAGGTGTGCGCCCCGCGCAACTTATGAATCCCTCACCGATAAATCCTATTCTAGCAGAATAGAATAGGCTTGAAAAGCGCTATTGCGTAGCGCCTTGCTGTGCTTCTCCCTGCGGTGCCGGTTCTTGCCCCGGTTGAACGCCGATCTGTTCAAGCTTGGCTGCGCGGATTTGATCCATGCGTGCCTTCCGTTGGTCGGCTGTTTCAGTCAAGCCATAGTACTTCCTCCAGCGACCGTACTGGGTATGGATCGTACCGATTTCGACTTTGCCGCTCAACACTTCGGTCAGAGTAGCGCGGTCGACGTAGGTACCGAGACGCTGCGACAGCATGTCTGCGGTATCCCATACCTGTTTCGTGACGCCAGTGCCGGGACGCGTGACGCCGTTTGCTTCATCCTTGGGCGGTCGTTCAACAGGTGCTTTCTTGGCCTTGGGTGCTTTGGTGCCGTTGGCTTTGTTTGCGGCCTTCTTGTCCGACTTCAGCGCGGCCAGTTTCGCTTTCAGTTCGGCTTCTTCGGCGTCGAAATCACGGGCCGGAAGTTGTTCGCCTTGCGGCTGTTCTTGGCCAGGTTCGTCGCCGTTCGGTTGCGGATCGACAGGATCACCCGGTTCGTTCGGGTCTTGAGGATCGTGTGTTTGTGCTGCTTCCATATTGTCCTCCGGTTCAAGTTTCTTTGCGGCTGCTGAGCGTTTAGCCATGATCTAATCTCTCCTGATGTTGGCTATTCTATGCTATGCCAACCAGCCTGTATATGCACGCGCTTTTATGTATTAAAAAATCCCCTCGCGCGTTCGTAATCCATGCGTCTCCATGCACGCTCGGTCTTTATACATTCCGGGTCGCCGAGAATGGTCGCCCATTCTTGCATGGTGGGGAGTCTGAGTGATTCATGATCGAATATAGACCACTTGCCACAACCGATACATAAAGCACAATCGCCATCCACCGGCTTGTTATCACTCTGGTCAGTAGCCGTATGACAATCATTGATTTTCCCACAATGTGGACAGGACATGGGGTGTCGTTCAGGTCGCACGGTTTATTCTCCAGTAAGAGACGCCGGCTTTCTTCCACAGGTGCCGGCCAGACCTGCCTTTTACCCCCGCTTGCGCAAACCGTGGAACGCGCGCTGAGTTAGAAGTCAGTGCATTAAAGCGTATGTCACTCCAATTGCCACGACAATTGCCCCGATACCGGCAACGAGAGCGACTAGTGCAAACGTTGCTTCTCGACCGATGAGTCCGATCAACATGTAAATTATAACCAGTACCCCGATTACATGCAGAATCATGGTTTTGTTTTCTCTAAAATGTCACGGGCTTGGTCGATCACTTCGCGCGGCAAGCAAGCCCCTACCATTTCAGTAGGCGCGCAAGCCTGAGCAGTATAGTCGACTTGATCCAGAACAGTCAGCAGCATCAGTCTCAGTTTCTGAATCTGTTCGATTGCCTCGCCGATATCTTGTACCATTATCCCAAGTCCTCATCGCAAGTTGGACAGTGCCAGCGCCAGTCGTGATGGACTCCTTTCGAACCCCAGTACTCATAAGCGCCGATCCCTTCGTCAACTCGCACTGCGTGCACATCGCAGTCGCAGTACGAGCAGAACATAAGCGGACCATCGGGTTCATCGAGGTCCGGTTCATCAATGTGGACAGAATGTCTCACGCGTAGCCTCGCTCGGCCTTCCATTTTCCGTACTGCGTCGCTGCCGTACCCGGGTGGATGCCTTCTTGTTCAGCCAACTCCATGATCTTCTTGCGCGTCGCTTTCAGTTCTACGTTCGGGTCATAGCAGGCGTCCGCAATTTCCCATACGCGCTTGGTCACGCCTTGCATCGGTGCGCTTCGTGTCACTTTCGGCTTGGCTTCTGCTGCGGGCTTCACCGCGCGTTCAGCCGCCGGTTTATGCGCCTCGCGCGCATTGGCTTCCTCAACAATCGCGATGGTCTCTTGATGTGCCTTGCGCATTGCCTGGTTGGCCGCGATCTGTTGCTTGATCGGGTCATCATTGGGAATGTCATCTTCCCCTTGCATATCGCGCAGTTCATCTTCCAGCTGTTCTTCCGACTTCGGATAGTCGGACCAGGTCAGCACGTAGCTGCGAAGCTGTTCGATTGCTTCACCATACTCCAGTGCTTCCTGCAAGCCGCTCGTATTCTTGTACAGCTGTGCCATCTGCTCGCGTGTGAAATGCGTCCAGCTTCCGCCGTCATTCGCGTTGCATGTGCAATCGTCGAGGTCTGCAAAATCCACCAGGCGGATGAGTTCCATGTGGCTACGCTTGTGGGCAGCGGCAACCATCCGCATTTCTTTTGTATCGATTAGAACATACATTTGATTCCCTCCTGAGAAATCGTTTTGATTGATTATATTATCCAAGAATTTCCTAGTTAACTCAAGAGTTTTTTGGTGCTCAGAATGGAATCATGTCCTCATGGTGTTCGCAGCCAGTAACGATTACTTCAGGTGGAGGAAGTACATCGAATTTCATGCACTTGGGGCCGGTATCTTCCAGCCTATAGCCTTCATACTTGGTTTCATCAGACACCTGTTTGCTGCTACTCTTGGTCCAGTTATCACAGTTCAAGCAGCATTGCCACGTGAAGTTGTTCACCATAGCTATCTCACTGCGTATGACGAACTGCTTCCGACTTTCCAGCACATTATGCTTGGCGGGGGCTGGCGGATTGATAGCCCAAACCGCGCCAGTAGGTTCGTTAGAAGACATAGTCTACGATTTCTCCATGCGGTTGGTTGACAACCACTTTGATGATACGTGGTTGCTTGAGAGTCCCGCAAAGTCCTAGCGCTTCGGTGATATCATGCGGAATCTGCAATGTGGTCGCGCGCTTGTCCCACCATTCATGCGCCTTATGCTTGGCATACCCTTCATGTTCCAAGCAAACCCATTCCGTGTATTGTTTCGCGCCGCAGTGATAGATAACCTTCATCGAATCCGGTCTATCTTTTTTCTTCCAGCGTGTATAAGCTACGCGGTCGACGGCGCGCTCTCTTATCTCTAATGGCGCATGACGAACAGCATTTGTACGAATCAAATCAGCGGTGCCTGCTTGTCCGATTTTGAGAGTACGCGGGAAAACGTAACCACAGTTCCAGCAGATAGCAGCGGCGGCATGGTTGTAGCACCCGCAAGCGTCGCAGATACGGATCGGTGCATCACCCATCCGTTTACGCTCTTTTGGCTGCGGTACTCTTGGATCGTTGATTGGCCCCAGTCTAGTCACATTCTGAGCGAAGTCCAAGATCATACAGTTTCGCTTGGGTGAGTTCCATATCGCTTCTAAACGACCAGTCTGACTCTCTAGGTCGAAGCCCGGTGCATAAAGTGGTCGTGTCCCACGGCCACACATCTGCACCCAAAGCCCCGGCGACAAGGTATGCCGCACCATACCGATAAAGTCGATCGGTGGGTGATCGAAGCCAGTCGTTAGAATCCCATTGTTCACTATCCATTTGAATTCCCCGTTCTTGAATGCCGTAATGCGCTTGGTGCGTTCGCTTGGTGACATACTTTTGGAAGCCACCCAAGTGACGTTCTGTCCATGGTACTCAAGCATTTCGTACAGATGCCGCGCGTGTTCCACGCCGGAACTAAATACCACACAACAGTTACGGTCATGTGACCACTCAACCATTTCAAGGACGGCGGCTTCATTTTTCTGATCGTTGTCGACTTCCTTCTGTAGCGATGCAGACTCATACTCCCCTCCGTTTATCTTGACGTTCGCCAGATCGTATTGAGTCTTAGTTGGGCGTGGTATTGGAGGTACCAGATAACCCTGATCGAAGTACCAGTTATAGGCTTCAAGTCCGCAGCTATCCACAATGATATCGGTGAACAGCGCATTCTCACCATCAGTTAGCTTGCCCTGCTTCATCCGGTAGCCGGTAGCAGTCAGCCCGATGACTTTTAGATATGGGTTTCGTTCTTTGAGTTTGTTGATGAGCTTGCGGTACATCGACTCATCTTTTTGGCTAATTTCGTGGCACTCATCGACAATAATAAAGTCAATGTAACCAAAAATATCGCCGCACCTGTAGACAGAACCAATAGTGCCGAAAGTAATGGGATAATGATGCTGCTTTCGATCCAGTCCATCACAATAGATGCCAACCGGCGCATCGCTCCAAGCCAACTTGAGTTTGTCATAGTTTTGTTCTACTAGTTCTTGAGTCTTGGTTAGCATTAGTATGCGTGTCTGTGGATATTCAGACAGCGCGCGCACACAAATGCCAGCTACCACCACGGATTTACCAGTTGCTGTCGGGTAGAGCAACAGCGGATTACCACCATATTGCTCAAAGTACCGGAACGTCGCGTCGACGCCGAATTCCTGATAATCCCGTGGTTTAAGTAGCATTTTAAAAATAGCAGAAAAGTAAATTAGCTAAGCGCTTTACTATCCTTGATGAACCGATGAACTATACTCTCCAAAGGCCACGCCACCGTAAAATGTTCTGGCATGTAGACACGGTCGAAAACGCATTGCCAGTGTCCATTTTTCGTCTTGACTTGCAGTACTTGAAAATCGCCGCGTCCGGGTCGATGCTCAATGTGGTTAGCATCAAGCCATGCCTTGAATTGTTCGAGCTTGGTCTTATGTAAGAGGTTTTTGCTCATTTCTTGTCCTTTTTGACATGCTGTGGTAGCTGCTTGATTGGTTTCCCAGCAGTCTCTTTCACCACCTTCTTTGCCACTGATTGCTTGAGACCTTTGATTGGTTTCTCGGTAGCCGCGTGAAACAAACGGGCTTGGGCTTGTGAAGCGAACGTTTTAGGCACGGTAGCCTCCTACGTGTGAAATGAGTGGTGTTGCTGCCAGTCAGGACAACCGGCCAATTGGCGCTGTTTATCAAGGGTGGCTTGATGCGTATCACACCACCAGGTACCATCGTCAAGAGGTCGACTTGCTGCGCATGTACGGCAATTAAACGCCGGTGTCGCGTCGTAGTGGCATACACGCCGTTCGTCGCAAAAACGGCATTTCCAGAATGTCGGATTTGGACTAATTTTCGGCGGTGCTTCTCTGGCCCACATGATTTTGTGGGATCGGTCCCTGAAGTGTTCATCGCACGCTTTGTCGTATGGAACGATTTCGAAGTAGAGTTCGTCGGTATCTTTATTGACGGCTCCATAGAGTGCGTGACTGAGGTTATAATATCCAGTGTATTGCTGCATCTGGACATAATGTTCGAGCTTAGCCTTTTGAACACCTTGTGGAGGAACACCTTCGCCTCCTGCTAGTTTCCTGAACGATTTCTCATTGTGTGTCTTGAACTCAGCGAGGAGCGGTACCGTAGGCATTTCAGGTATGCCAAGAACCACACCGTCGATGGCTGAGCCATAATGGCCTCCGTACAGTGTAACGCGAAACTGTTTATTTGGGCCTTCCTCCCGCCATACTTCGCATCCAATGGTACGAAGCATTGCGACAAATCTAGCTTCTTCGAGGTGTCCCCTGTTGAAGAGTCTAAGAGTCTTGCCACTGAGTACAGTCGGAGTCGCCCATCGGAACTTATACCATAGCTCACGGGCACATTCGCGCCCTGACATACTGATACCCAGGTGGGAACGGAATTGGTCGTGTTCTTCGTCGTTGTACGCATCATCAACATCAAGTATATGCTCGCGTAAATGGTGGCGGAACAACCGGCCTTGATCCTTGTAAATGGCTGCATCGATAGCCTCTAGAGTCTGCGTGGCGAGTGTGACCATGTGGTTAGGAGGGGTTTCCCCCTCCACTCCTTATTTCGGTTGCGCCCACGGAGGAACTGCTTGTTGACCCGGCATTTGCGCGGCCACAGTTTGTTGCATTGCTGCCGGTTGATTCGGCATTTGTGGCGCTCCTGCTGCGCCATTACCGCGCGCTGCAAAAGGCGGGGGCGTTTGCCGCGCGGGCTGCGTGGGAGCCGCTTGCTGGGCTTGCTGCGCATTCTGCATAGGGGAGCCCATCGGAGGGGCGCTAGCGGCTTGCGCGGCATTCTGATTCGGTTGCATAGCCGGGTTCATTGGGCGGTGGGGCTGCGCTTGCGCGGCTTGCTCCTGATCGTATGGCGAACGACGAACCACACGGTTACGCGCGGGCTGTGGCTTGATATCGCGCCCCATGCCATCCACGCCACCTTGAACTGCTTCAGTGTAGTCCAGTTCGACCATCATCGGTAGGTTCGCAAATTCAACGAGATTTTGAACTTGCAATTTACCCACAGCGTAGGCAATCGATGAAAGTTGCCGGTAGGCGATTTCGACTGCTTGCTCGCTGTCGTAATTCCACAGGTTCAGGAATTCAGTGAACTTTTCGCCGCGATGCGAATCGCTGTAAATCGTGTATTCGACGCGCAACAAGCCATTGGTTTGACTACCGCGGACCATTTGCGGTGCCATATCCGTAATAGCCATCAAGTAGATACCAGCTTCATAGACTTTGAAGCCGCCGACGAACGGTTCGTACTGGGTTGCATCGAATGGGAACGCGAGTAGATTGGCGTCCATAATTTCCTCATGAGTTCGTGATTTTGTCGATAATGTACGACAAATCAGGTCTTTCCATAACATCTAATGCGCCACTGCGATCTTTCGCAGTGTAATTCTGATCGGGTTGCGTCAACAAATAACGCTGAGGCGGTAGTTGGTTAGCTGGATCAGTCCACACCCCCATGAAAAAAGTTTCGTCCAACCAATATGGCGAGAGTTTACCAAGCTGTTGACCGGGAAACGATGGCCCCCATTTGACAATGCCGGTTACTTCGTCCTTCATTGGTTCCATTTTGGCAGTGAAGCAAACGTGTTTGCCTACCAATCCATTTCTGAATTTGCGGACAAACTCGTCTACTGTTGCTGCCATTTCCCCGTATGCTTTCTGCAAGTTCGTCGTAGTTGGTATAATCGATGCCAACATCGCCTCGGCGATTTCAGACAAACTGTCCAGTGCGAGGGATGCATAATGGCCCGGATTCCGAACCAAGTCTTCATGAACTCTTCGCAATTCCGCGCCATTGCGCACCAACACGCTAGGCGACTTCGCCACCGCTTTTGCCCGATCCGTTGCCAGATCGGGGTGCATGCCATGATGTTCAACGAATATCTTGAACAAATTCTGTTCGCGCAAGCTTAGCGCGCCGCTTTCCGCATTAACGAACACGATAGGGAGGGGCAATGTAGCACATAACACCGTTTTGCCCACCCCTGCTTGCCCGTAAACTAGCGTTTTTAATCCGCTATCAGTAGCCTGCTCACCGATAGTAGACCACACTAAGTTGGCCACCGGAGCGTTCTGTTGCGCTTGCTGGACTGGCGCTGGTGGCCGTGCCATCCCTGCTAGTGGGAAGGCGTTCGGTGGACGATTCATAGAGTTTACCCTCTTGTTTGAGTATCGCGAGCCGTGCCTCATTACGCTCGCGCAACGCCATATGATCGGGGTGCGCTCCAATCATTTTATAAGAAAGCAGCCAGTCAAACACCAGTCCATTGGTCATATCACTTGTCCCTTTATGTGCCTTACGAGGTTTCTAATACCATATCCCGTATGTTGTTCGTCCTTCCACTCCCCAGTGGGCGGATGATACAGGATAACTGTTCCATCGTCCTTGTGGACACGAAACAATTCGGTTTCGAGTTCCTCGTAAGGAATACCATTACGAGTTAGTACTTCGTGGGCTGCGGCGAGGTTCTTATTGCGCCGCGCGTTCTTAGCTTCTGCGTATTGGCCCCAGTCATCTACCCCCTGTCGTTCGAAAAGCGCTTTCATCTTGGTCATGTCCAACTCCATTGCATAGCCACATGTGTATTAGCGAATAATGCCTAAGCATAAGAGAACGCCATGTGGCAAAATCCTTAACGGTACCGGGCCAGTCAATCTCTTGATTCCATCGCCGGTACTCGCACCACGCGAGAAATATTTGCGTGTTGATGTGCTCCATCAATTTTGTTTCGGCTTATTCAGTTGGATTGCAGGTTGACCTGGTTTGGACTCCAACGCCTGATTTAAAATTAACCGCACATCATCGCGCAATGCCCGATAGCCGCTTTCGCTGAAGTTGGGCTTATATTTGATGCAGGCATCGACCGTCGGTTCTTCACCCGTTTCAGGATCAGCTTTCAGTTCACTGATCGTCTGTAGAACAGCTGGAAGTGCTGCTTCATCGATCTTCCAGTTGATTCGACGTTCGATTTCCAGCGTCCAGCCGCCGGGCATACCAAACTTTTCAGTTCCTGCAACAGCACGCTTGGGATCATCCGGCTTGTAGAAGTGCGCAAACAGTTTGTCGCGCGCCTCGGCTTCCATTTCCTTGATAACAGCGAGTTTCTGCGAAGCTTCATACCAATTCGCAACGAGACGATCCAGTTCTTCGCTTTGTTCAGTTTCAATTGTCGGTCGGGGCGCTGCCATAATTTTCTCCAAAAACGATAATAGAATTATAGGCTAATTCCTGCTAGTTTTCACTTCTTACCGATGTTTCTTTGTAGCGCATGAAGTCGATGTTTGATTTCCTGTATGACGGTAATATCCATGTGCCCCGGTCGCCGGTTCCTAGACTCATGATAATCAATGTAGTCGATCAACTCTTGAATCTGGACGTGCAACTCCACAAAATCGCTTTTGAGCGATTGAAGTTGCTCAATGGTTGCAATTACCTCTTTAAGTATTTGCATCATCGTGCTTCCAAGAAATTCTTCAATCTTGTAAGAGCTAGGTTCGCACGGGCGAGTGATTCGATAATGATCGTCAGTTCTTGCAGGACGTGTTGTTCGATCCTCGGTTCGGGGTCTGGCTTCCCCCAATAATTCGGATTAGACTGATCCTGTTCATCAGGCGGATAGACGCCCGGAACCCAAAAGTGCTCGAACTGCAGTGCTATATCTTTCGGTAATGGACCGTTTGGCACCTGAAAATAGTATTGCTTACTGTTATAATCGAAGTAAGCATAGTGGTTAAGTTCAGCGCCTTGCTCGCGATGCGCGCGGCCCGAAGTCCGAAAGATGATAAAAGAATCTCCATTGATGTAAGCACGCGACTTGCCAAAGCCATCCTGGTTGCCTACAACTCTGGGCCATGACGGACGCATCTCGTAAACTTTCGAATGTAGTCCGTTCCAAGACATGACTCCGCGTTCCCATTGGTCAGCCATCAGTTAATCTCCGTTTTGTTTTTCGGGGGCAAATACCCGCACATGTCTCCTTCGAAAAAGTCCATTCTTTCGAAACTGATATCAGATAATGTACGAGGTACACCAGGGTCACCAGTAATAAGAGGCTCAGCAACCCAAGTTCCATCATATGTTTCGATCATTATTGAAATTATGTCTACTCGCCCTGGTCTATCGGCGATTGGAGTTTTTCTATCAAGTGCTGCTGCACTCCACTCTTCTTCTTTCTTTTTCGTGTACTCCTTACGCCATGCTTCGCACATGAAAATGACACAATCCGCTTTCGGGCTTTCCTGCTTGACGATTTTGCGGATCATGTTCGCAACTGCATACTTCATATTCGGTGATTCGAATGGTGTTACGATTGGTACAATTTCCTGCTGTTCTCGACTGATGATAAAATACACTGGTTCTACATACTCACCAGCCTTTGTCATGCGCTCCAAATTCCACATGAGATTCTTGACAAGCGGTACGAGGTCTTCTGGCACAGTGCCGAGATTAGTCTTATTGCGCATGGTAAATGGTCTCCGTAACCTGTTTAGCATAAGAAGTGGTTTCAAGGGCGATCAGTATGATTTGCGAAGTGAGGTTCAAGTGACCACATGGGAGCCACCGGATTGCGTTCCATGTTTGCTGATACATGGCGCGAGTCTGCTCAGTAGACACATAACTGTCGTCGTAACCGAGCCAGTCTTCAAAGTGCATGCCTGACATAAGTAAGCCCGCTTTCGCGGGCCTCCATGTGGTTACTTGAGTTTTCTCGCTTCTTCGCCGATTTGGCTGTTCAAGTTGATACCTGCGCCGTATGCCATGCCGCGCGCATAGGCATTTGCGTCGACTTTACTGTTGCGCGCCTTGCACGTCTTGAGATTGTCAGGCAGCAGTTCTTCGTTGGCGTCTGCCTCAGTGATATAGAGGTTCGCCAGAACGAGTGCGTTGCCGGGAGTAGCTTCGGCTTGCGTCTGCTTGATGATTTCCTCGACGCGTTGATGTAGCTTGTGCATTGCGCCAATAGCGAATGCGCGAGTGCCCGGCGCAGTGTTCTGTTTGTAGATCGCGCGGCCTTCTTTCAGGATCGCGTTTACGATCCAGTTCGCCATCGCAGCCGCGGTAACAGCGTTCGATTCGCGTCCCACGAAATGGTGACGGCATTGCGTGCCGTTGATTTTGTACGAAGTGTAGTATTTGCAGAAGAAGAGTTTTGCAACGATTTGGCTGGTTTGTCGCGCCCACGTCCACGACCAGGAATCGTTCGTGAAGTTGATACGCTGTTCTTCGATCTTTCGGCCATGCGCTTCCAGATCGGCCAGTTCGAGATTATGTTTCGCCATTAGCGCGTAGGCTTGGCGGAGTGCCGTATCTCGCTCGGTTTCGTTGCCGCGCAGATCGTTTGCCAGCGCCAGCAGTTTCTGAATCTTGTTGAGTACGCGTTCTTCGTTCATTTTCTATCCTGAGTAGTCTGTATGGATCGGGCGGAATTGCCCGATCCATGAATCTATTATAGAGAATTATAAATCAAGACGCAAGAGTTTTCTAGTTACGAATCTTGGTCAGATTGGAAGTATCAGACGGAAGCGGATCAATCTGTTTCCATTCAGTTACGAACTGAGTTTTCGTTCCTCCGTTTATAACAGGATGTACGACCCGTAACCACATGGTTCCGTCATCGGCTAGTACACAAAGTTGCTGCTTTTCGCCGATAGCGCAGAGTTGAACCGGTGTCCGTTTCATGATTATTCCCTTTTTAGTATCTCATCCAGGTAGCGAAATTCGGCCAACATCGCGGTATTTGCGTTCAGCATGAAAGCGCGCTTGACGAACTCCATCTGTTTAAATTGCTCCCAAGGGATGCTAGGCGCTACCGAGTCGCCTTCTGCATCGGTGCCTAGCATCAAGCCAATGCCAGCCAAGGGCGCATCATAAGTAGCGCATTTAAAAAAGTTATCGTTACTTTGTTGCTTGAGCAACCCTTCGTCATCTACATAAATCGCATCGCGACGTTCAGTGACGGTACAAGCGTCAAAGGTATCTGCGCCGATCCATTTGTAGATATCGCGCCAATCGTTGCAGCGCACCCGTTGTACAATCCCTTCCTGTGGCTTAATGAGGTAACCGATTGTTCCGTTTTTCATTTTTGCTCCTAACCAGATAAACATGCATTGTTGGAATATCGTAAGTCACGTATTCATTTGACATCAGTTCTATCAACGCAATTTCTACTTCAGAGCGTGATACATTAGCCAAGCGAATAAGCACGTTCAGGTGCATGTAGCCAAGCTTTGCGGCATTCGCGGAAATGAGACCAAACAGCCGCACTGCTGCGGCTGAAAGCGGTTTTATCATTCTTGTCGTCTAACTTCGATGAAAAAAGTTCTTGAGGCGTTTTCCCAGTTGATACGCTTGGTCGTTCCGTCCAACGTCCAGTGCGCTTCTTTATGTGCAGTCGATACATATCCTCCCATAACAAAGGCTAGATTGGCCGCAAGCCGCGCGGCCGTAGTACGACTTGTGCATACGATGGGATCGGAATGCGTCCCACCGATGTTCCCAAATTGAACAATTACAGCCATGCGCCGGTTCCTACTTCTGTGACGCAGATATTGGTGATGCGAATGTTGTTGGTATCGCCATCCAAGTATCGATAGCGCGCTTCGTGTTGGCCGAACCACTCGCCGTGTTTCAGCCACCATTTCCATTTGTGGACAAGAACGTAGCCGCTCCAGTTCACACCCGGATAGTCCTCCAGTTCCTTCGCCGTTAGGCGAACATACCAATAGCCCTGATATTGGCGCAATTCTCGCCCGCCAGAAATGTAACGAATCGGTGTGCCTTGAGCGTTTACAGCGAATGCCATGTCATTATCTCCTGTTGGTCAAAAAAGTTTATCTTGAATTGTCGGGATTGATTAGTACAGCGAATTGAGGTAATGATGTACGATTAGTACCAAGGGTTGGTCAACGCGAATGGTGCGATAACCGAAGTCTAGGTCACAAGCGATTGCCGTTTCCATGTCGGATAGCGGCAGTACTTCGCTTGGATGCAAATCTCGAATCAGTGTAAACAAGCGGCCGTCACCCATATCGAGTTCGCTTTCGCCGCTTAGTTCGCAAGCATCCCTGAGTACATCCGTCCAATTCTTCGAATTGGCAGATGGCTCCCAGTTCTTAATGATTGTCATGTTTGTCTGCGTCGAGAATCAGTTTCTGGCCCACACCAAGTCCAAGCTTACCCCGAGTGTGGCTATTGAAATGTTGCTGGCAAAAGTAGCCCCAACGGCCGTCGAGCGATGCCGCATCATAATGTGCAGGTTCGCCGCAAATGTCGCATTTGGGCAATTCCGGCACCCGTACAAACGTGTACTTCTCCATCTTTCCCTCCTGATATGATTTAATAGAATTATATAGCAGAAAGCCTGTTAGCTCACTTGTTTTTTGGTTTCTTTTTCCTTCTGTTTACGCTCTTTGCGTTTATCCATTAACCACAGTGCAATCCAGATGATTGCAAAGGCGAAAATGCTACCGCCACCGCCACGATGTAACATATTATTTCCACCGGTTGCAAACGTAGGGATCGGAATCGCAGACGTGTTGCTGAATCTTGTCGTATTCTTGCATCGCGCGATCAAAGTTGTGGTCGTCAAATGCGTCCATCGCACGTTGCTGCTCGGGAGTGATGCGCTGAATCATATCAGCTGTGGTCACCACTGTGCTCGGTCCTTGATAGCCAGGTGCGATATAGATGTTTGTGGTCTGCGCGCCAACTTCGGCGCTTGCGCATAGCGCTAGCATCGCGCCCAAAAGTAAGCTTTTCATTGCTCTTGCTCCAACAGCTTGATTTGATCGTCAGTGATTCGGGAGAATCGGCGCGATTGCGTCGTAATCATGAGTAGCTCCCAAAAGTTGCAAACATCATTGTACGAAAGATCGCTCAATTCGAAAGTATCGGCGCGTTCGTAAAGATAATGCAGCAACAGTGAGCGATTAAGTTCATTGCGCGCGGGATCATCGAGCGGCATGTCTTGCCATACGTATGTTCCTCCCTCATTGCGGCACAACTTCAGTACCTCCAAAGGATCGGCCATCCCCTCGAAGTCGGAATAGCTAGTATCGAATGCGAAGTGCGCGGCCATATCATGCATGTTCGCAAACATCGGGTCTTGCGAAATGCGCGCTTCTTTCTCCAATTGCACTTGGAGTTCAGCAAGCGGCTTCGAATGCCCGCGATTATAGCGTTCGATGAACAGTTGCAGCGCAAGTGCCGTTTCGTCGTTGAGTTCGAGGATCACAGGCAGTTCTCCTTCAGGTAGGTTGCAAAGCCGTCAACAAGATCAGTGTAGGTGAGTGAACCGGTGGCAGTGCCTTGTGCGTCGCAATAGCCGTAGCCTTCGTTGGCGTAGAAGTCATCAGCAATCCGTCCCATCCAGTGCACAAACTCTGCGCGCGTGAACGGCTCGTTTGCGAGCATTTTGCGTTCAAGTTCTTGATCGGAAGTCATGCCTCGCGCTCCTGCAACGATTGAACACGAGCGTAGTCGAGCTGTTCATGGCTCGCATCGGCTGCAATGGCAACTGCTACGTACTTGCCAAGTTCGAATTGCTGATGATGTTTGCGCAGAGCGTCTTGAACACCCTTTGCCTTGACTCCGTTCAACAAGAGTCCCTGATAGAAGATGATGTAGTATTTCAAGTTGAGTGCGCTTTTTAGAGTTAAAGTAGGACGGGGCATTGTTTAGCCTTTGAGTGACAACAAATAAGCGGCTGCGCTGCTCGTAAGAACACCGCAGTCAATCCACCAACGATCGCCATCGTCAGTGAGCATGCAAGGTCCATGCCCGCCGAGTAGCATATCGAATTGGTCGTGTTCTTCTTCAGTAAGCATTCGCGTCAAATGCAATTGGTGGGATTCCTCGGGTCCACAATCTGCAATCACTTCATTGCAATCGAACCAAAGAATGCCACCAGTTTCATCGTTCGGATGAACTTGAGTTGGCCCGCCAGCGCGTACGTCTTGGCTGTAGTGTGCGCTCATTTCCTGCTCCCTCTAAATTTCAGATATAGGATATTATAAGCGGCTTGCGCCGCTTATGCAAGAGTTTTCTGGTTTAGTTCCAGCCGAAGCGTTCAGCGCAGATGGGGCCGATGCCGTTTGCCACAGAGTCGGGATCAGTAAGAGTACGATTGCACACGCAGCAAATTCCCCACTCCTTGCCATGCGCAATAGCGGCTTGTTTCGGATCGGCAGCGATGTGTTTAATCTCACTCAACTGTTCTTGCGAGCATTCGCGCGAAAGGCTGAACTGGCCCTGAAATACCTTGCCGAGGTATTTATCGTTGGTCGCGTCCGTGATATAGATCGCGCCGGGGTTCTTGCCATGTTCAGGTGCGCATTTGAAGGTGAAATGCTTGAGTGTCATTTTAGGTTTCCTGACAACAAGCTTGGCGCGCGCAAAAGCGGATTCGATGGCCGAAATGTCGAGCGCTTCAGTAGGCGCTTGCGGAGTCGGTTGGCTTGCCTGTTCCATGATTCGAGCAGTCGTGCTGAGTTGATTCTCAGTCAGCGAGCCAAAGCGCGCGAATGAGTCGCGCATCTTGAGTGCCCAAGGATGGTTGTTGCGCTTGATCCAGTCGAGGATCATGGTGCGTTCTACTGCTTCCATCGCTTATCTCCTGAAAAGTCGCGATTGATCGAATAATTATATTCTAGCAAATTATATAGGGCAGCGCAAGCTTTTTTGGTAGGAATCCTGTTCAATCTTGAATTCTCGGCTATTTATCTAATATAATATAGGCTAGCGCAGATGATAGCAATCGATTGTTCATACAAATGCAATAGATTCCTATCTAAACGCTTTCAAAGGGCTTATGATGCAATTTTTACGATATGAGGATTCATATGCGATGCAAGCTGTTGGATAGAACTATGGAACTGCTACTCACCACGGATAAGGGAGCCGCACAGATTTGCAAAGAAGCGGATGTTGGGTACCCGTGGTTGATGGCACTGAAGGGCGGCCACAACGGAACAAAATTCCCGGCCGTGGACAAGATCGAACGACTGTACGAATGCCTATCCGGCAAGGAACTCAACGTATAGCCGACTCTCAACCCGACATACGACAATGTGGAATCCTGATGATTGGCTAAGTATTCCGACTGAGTTACAAGCTAGACCGCAATGGATGGTTTGTAAGGGTATAGAAGACAAGTCACCGCTTACCCTGAGCGGATATAGAGGCGATCCAACCGATCCTCGAAACTGGAGTTCATTTGCTGATGCCTATTCATATGCGGCTGAAAACCGCATGTGGATAGGCTACTGTTTGTCCTCAGAAGATCCATATACTATTGTGGATATGGACAATAAACAGCAGAATCCAGAATTCTTCGAACAAATCCGCGGCACTTACGAAATCCTAAACACTTATATTGAACGCAGTATGAGTGGCTTGGGAATGCACGCGATTGTACGCGGAGATATTGGAGCAGGGCGCAAGCGTGCGCCATTTGAGTTGTATAGCCGTGAACGATTCATGGTTATGACTGGCGATGTAGTTAAATCGCAGCCCATAAGCAGCGCATACACGGATTGGTTGAATAATGCAGCAGAATGGTGTGGACCCGGAGTTCAAATTGATCCTATACTTATTGATTGGACTTCACCACCTACAGAAGAAGAACTTTATTACGACGACCAGTGTTTGCAGTGGTTCGCTACATTCACAAATGTCAGTAAGATTGAGCGTTGGTTTTATGGGGATGATTGTTTAGACCCAAACTATACGCGACGCAGTGAAGATGACGCAGCACTTCTGCAGTTGTATTACAAATTCAACGCGTGGCGTCCAGAACAGCGTGACCGAGCCACTATCCGTATGTTCTTGCGCAGTCCGCGCGCCACCCATTACCTAATGCGCAAACAAGATTGGCAGCAGTATGTGGCTAGAACATTGGGTAAAGTCAAGGCGTGGGTAAACGCAGAAGAATTGCGCGTATCACAGATGCAAGCGGCGACGCAGAACACTTTTGCTAGCCACATGGGTTTAAATGGCAACAGCGCGCCAATCGGCACTTTTGATGCAAGACAGAGTAGCAATCCATACCTGAACGCATTCTTCACGGCCAGTGAACTCAAACTGCGTCCAGATATAGCGTGGGCTGTCCATAATCTTTTGCCTATTGGCGGGCTAGCGGCCATTTATGGGGAAAGTGGAGCAGGGAAATCGTTTGTTGCAATAGACATGATAGCCGCTATCGCGCGTGGAGTCAACTGGTTTAAGCGCAAAGTTGCACAATTGCCTGTGGCATGTTTAGCACTCGAAGGTAGCGGTGGGTTGAAAAAGCGCGTGATTGCGTGGGAAAAACAGCATAGACAAGACTTCCCCGATTCAGTAACGTTTTACGATGGCCCGTTTAGCTTGCGCGCGGAAAATGAACAGCCAAAGTTCAATCGGCCAATGATGCCGGGGAACACCCAAAATATCACCCAATTTTGTACAGCACTGAACGAACGCGCGGGTAAACGGTTTGAAGGCGTCGTGTTCGTGGACACGCTGAACCAAGCGAGTGAAGGCGCAGACGAAAACTCGAGCCGTGACATGAATCAGTTAATCAACGGGATGAAACTGATACAGCAGCAAACAGGAAGTCTGGTAGTAGCAGTGCACCACGCAACGAAGTCGAAAGAGAATCAGTCCATGCGCGGTCATGGTAGTTTCAAGGCTGCATGCGATGCTGTAATTGAAGTATATACAGAGACAGATGAACACGATAAAGTAATTGGACGCGCGTGGCGAGCAGAGAAAGTTAAGGATTGGGAGTCGGGCGACAAAGGTTCATTCGAGTTGAAACCGCAGCTAGGCACCAATTCTGTGGCTATTCACGAGTTGTGGGAGCCTGAAGAAGTACACGATGAAGCCACCGGCGATACGTATGTTCAGGAGAAGCCGCGCGAAGTACGCAAAGGTAAACGGAAAGAAAAAGCCAACAATGAAGTACCGTGGCAGAATGGAGGGGATCGACCACCCCGCAGTGAGAGAGAATCAGTATTGAGCGGTGGTGGAAGGGGTCGACCTAAATGGGGTGGCGCGAGCCAGTTGGCAATTATCAACGAGTATAATAAACTGGTAAAAGGATTGGGGAAACGGGAAGTTGAGTATTGGCGTTTGGAGCAAGCAGTCATGGCGTTGCCCGCTAAGAGCGCACCCGAATATGAACGCAAAAACCTAAAGAAAGCGCTAGACAAACTCGTGGTGGAAGGATGCTTTCAGAAAGGTGAGATTGGCAATGTTGAGTGCTTGTGGAGATAGGTTTTAGATTAATAAATGGCCGTGCGTGGAATAAATAAATCAGGAGTGGCACCCACGCACCCGGATTAAATAATAATGCCCCCCAGCCTATTAGGCGGGGGCTTATTTATCCGATCAGGTGCAACGCGCGGCGAATATTTTATTTTTTATTTTATTTTTTTATCTGGGTGGCACAACATGGAACATAATGTGAGAATTGTGGTGGTACATTTCGATCAATCGAGCCATGCGGAATTGCAAGTTAGACTGAATGGCAGTGATTGATGGGTGTGGATTTACAATATCAAGATTAACAAGAATCGAGACAAAGTTATGTCTGCTGCACAAGAAGAGTGGTAGGCATAGTGAAGTAAGTATGATGGACGCGGGTGGCGATGGGATCATGAATCATGTGGTAACTAATCCTGTGGCTAGCGGGCATTAGGCTTGCAACAATAGTTTTATACAGTACGTGAGTTTTGACACAAGATGAGAAGGTAAAAACCATGGACATGTCTAATCCAGACAGTATTGCAGGTGTGAGTGAACATTCGATACAGGCGGCACTTTTGTCTGCTGTGGCGCAGTTATTGGTTAACTCGGTTAACTCACAAGATTCTAATGTTTTAGCACTTCATTGGCTTCACGCCATTCCTAATGGTGGCGACCGTAACCGAGTTGTTGCTGCTAACATGAAAGCAGAAGGTGTCAAGCCGGGTGTTGCTGACTTGTTCTTGCCGGTGGCTCGACATGGATACCATGGCTTCTACATCGAAATGAAGAACAAGAAGGGTCAGCAAAGTGTTCCTCAAATGGAGTTCGCAGATTTTGTACGAACTCAAGGTTTCCTCTACGCGCTATTCCGAGATTGGCGCGAGGCGTTTCACGCTTTGTGCTGGTATTTGAGTATTGAACAGACTCTGTTTTGAAATTGACTTTGAGACTTCTGTGGATCCACACGCGTTTATAAACAAACCAAAATGAACTTGTAAATAAACAAAAGTTCTCAACTCATTCCTGTACATATTTGAGGTGGTTAAAATGAGTTTACACATTGAACTGCTTACTTCACTCGAACAACGTATGGAAGTATTTAATTTGTTCGGAAAGCCGTGGTCGGCATACGACCCTGTCTCGCATATCACGCTTTGCGGAATTTATCAAGTAGGGGAGTACCCTAGAGCTTTGCAGCGGAAAGGATGGATTATCGCATGGGGATTAGAACGAAACTTCAAAATCTAGGCCATTTTTAGCCCCGTGGCGGGCCTAGCGGGGCTTTCCCCTTATGCCTATATGGGTGCGAATGCCAGCCGCTCTAAAGCGCTCTAATCGAGCTTGAGATAATGCTATCAGAAGTGCAGTTGCGATAGATTGTAGCTATCGTGCGGGCGAAAAAAAATGGGGCCGAAGCCCCATTGAAAGCTATGCATTTTAATATCCCATAGCTTTTTTCCATGCCTGGTACTGAGTCGCACTCGTACCGCTTGCAATCCCTTGCGCGATGCATCGGGCGATAATTTCGCCGCGCGATGGCCGGGGCAACTCGTTTTCATCCGCATGCGCGATCATTGCATCCGCGATTGCCCATACGGCTTTCGTCGGACGAATGATCGACGATTGACGGATGTACGGCTTTTTCTCGCCGCTGCGCGCGCTAGGCGCATTCTGAGCCGCGATGATCGCCGCTTCGATCTTTGCATCGGCTTCGCGTTGCAGGCGCTGGAATTCCGCTTCGGCGCTTTCTTCAGCGGCGATATCATCGGCGCTAGGCGCTTCGATTTGCGGCTGAGCATAAGGCCAAGGGCCGATGAATTGCGCGGCTTGCGGCGCTTGCTCAGCGGCTTCGGCTTGATGCGCTTCGATTGCTTGCTCAGCGGCTTCGATTGCTTGCGCATTTTCAAGCGCGGCTTGATTCACGATTGCATCGGCTTGCGCTTCGGCGGATTGAGCCATATTTGCAGCGGCTTGCGCTGCGCGGGAATTGCGACGATTTGCCATTTTGATTCTCTCCTGAATGATCGGATTTTGCCTTGCGCCCCTTGCGCTTGGCATGAGAAGAATATTAAAGAAAATATCGAATGCTCGCACATGAAGAATATCTATCAGTAGCAAAATCTAATAGGATGATATTGGAGAAAGGAATAATGCGCGCTGCGCGCGAATATAGGATTTTAGAAACTTCGTCTATTAGGGTTTTCCCTATGTTGCTAGATTTCTATAATCCCCTCATAATGGAATCTCTTAAACGATTTGAAGGGGCGGAAAAATGGCATGCTGGCAGATTATCTTCAAGATTAAAAATGCGGATGGAGTCGTGCGCGATTATTGCCGTGAACAGCCGCCTATGATCGACGGCCCATTTGGCCCTAATGGCGAATGGGATATCCGCGAAGCCAACGAAACTGAGGCGCGCGAATGGGCTGAGAAACAGCGCATTAAGCACTCACTCCACTCGTTCGAGATGCAGTATTGGTGAACTGTTTACTGAACAAAAACGGGGCGTGATACCGCCCCGCTGCACAAAGTTGGTGCGGGCCAACGGGGGCCAGACCACCCCACCACCCCAAATCAGCGAACACGGGTCCTCTTTGTTTTTACCCGGGTACCTTTCACCCCTAACTCTGTTTTTCTAGTGTGCTTATTTTCTAGAAAATGGATTTCCACTCACAAACTCTGGCCGAAGTGCCACTTCGTTCGCGTCCACAACTCGCACCAACTCGTTGTGCTGATTTTCTAGGACTTCACCCACCTGATTAGCCCAAGTGGCACTTACCTGGCTCGCAGTTTTCACTCCTTCGGTTCTAGATTGCAATGACTCACCTGGCGCAGCGCTCGACTTCGCTGGCACTCCCACAAACTCGATTACCAGTCGGTTCCTGATTTCGTCTCCGTCCAGCCCACCAATCTCGGTGATCTGCTTCGGTCTGCCGAACCCACGGTCCAGCACTTCTTTCGCAGCGGCTAGCCTGACGGGTGCGGCTTCTTTTTCGTTCTCCATGATTTCAACAATTGTGGCCAGCGCACGCAGTCCGTATACTTTGGCCGATGCCCCAATGTCGTACCGTGCTAGTCGATTGGGCGACCCACTTCTATTCCCCCGTCGCTGTTCCCTATCTGCATTCATCTGTGCAATCAACTCAGCCCGGGTGCCCCTTGGGGTGGTCTCCCTAAATGTGGCATCGCACGCCAAGTCCTCCGGCACCCCTAAGTCTTTCGGCGCGAGACCTTCTTCGCTATCACCACTGTATCCACGTGTGGACATGACCCATTACCTCCGAAAGCATTCGTACACGGTCACCCAGTATGATCCACTGAAGGTGAACTGAATGGCCCATATGCGTCGGTATTTCATGACTGGCAGTCCTCCCACGACGCCCACCCGTAAACATCGTGCATGATCCGTGCGGCTCCCCCTTGGAATACCGGAATGCCTTTCCACTGGGTGTCGATGACATTCCAAGGCTGTTCATTCGCACGCGGTTTGCCTTTGAAGAACTCCTCCAGGTCTGCATTCCTTGGTGGGTTCGGGTACTCTACTCGCATAATGTGGTCACCGTTCTTCATCACAAACTTGACGAAGTCGCCCCACGCGGGTGTGCCTTCGGGCGCGGTGATAACCTCTGGCTGTTCCACCGGTTTCACTTCTTCCTTCTTCTTGAATGGGTTTTCACCGGGTGCCAATGTGGGTTTCCCCACATTACCCGCCCCTGCTAGCTCGGCGGGCGCTTTATTGCCTAGCATCACGCCGCCGACGAATGCGACGCCTTCACGCATGCCACGTACTACTTCATCATTTTCAATATCGGTCTGCGTGCGGATGCGTTCCGGCTTTTCTCCTGGTTGCAATACTTGACCAGGAATCCCTTGTGGGAACGGGGGAGCCTTCTGAGTCATTCTACCACCTCCCAATCGTTTGCCAGCAGATCGGTTTGCGACGCAACCCACGGAACGAGTTGCTGATCCACTGTGGACATGTAAATGTACGGCCGATCCATCATGCTGTTTTGGTCGGGACGTTGAATGGCGATCCACATACCTTTGCCGTTCCATCCTGTCCGTGCAACGCGTTCACGGCTAACCATGTGGTCAAGCGCTTCGCCGAAATTAAGACTCATTTTCTTCTCCATTTGGTTGATTTGCCCACTTGTCCTCTTGCAACTGTCTCGACGCCATTTCACCAGTATTGATAACAGATTGCAGGGATTCGATAAAGTCACGTAGAGCACGCGTCCGTGCCCACAATTCCTCCCGTTGCTCTACTGTGGTTGCGTCCAGCCACGCATTTTGCCAGCCATGAAGTAAGTTGTTAAAATGTTCTTGCATCAACTCATCGTTCAGGAACTGACTCATCCGTTGGCCCGCCCAAACCTCGCCTTGTCGCAAAGCCTTGTCTTCCGCGCTCATTGTCATCGTATAACTCCACTGTTACGCGCATCAATTTAGGTCCATGATTAACTACTGTGAACGACCCGTTTTCATCACGGCTTTGGAACATGCCACCGACTCTTACGCCAAAGCAGTAACTAGTAGGATATCCCATGTTGATTTCCTCCTATTGTCAACCTATTATAGGCTCAACTGGCAGAGAGCAACCGTGAACATTCAAAATGTACCGACTCCATGACTGCTGAACTCAAATCATTGCCTAACAATGGCATGGCCCCATCTAATGCCGACATTGCAAGGCACTTACGCGAATTTGCTGACTGGCTAGAAGAACCTGATGCTAAGCCATTGCGCAACGCAATTCTGGTACTCGAACCGATGGATGGGCACGTGTACCATTCAACTTGTGGATTGCCACAGGACTTGGCTCGCTGCGTCGGTATTCTATTTGCTGCGATGCAGGATTGTTACTCATGAACCAAGTAGCCCCTCCTTGGTCGCGCACCTTAGCTCCTGTGGTGGCACCATCCAGCAATGCGAAAATGCCTGCGTGGAGTCGCATACTCTTCGAACCGCAATGGCGCTATATCAGCGTGCGCGGTGGCCGCGGTTCAGGTAAAACCAAGAACTTTGCGCGAGCGTTGGTAATGAAGTCTGCCGAACGCAAGCTGCGCGTACTTTGCACTCGTGAGATTCAGCTATCGATTCGTGACTCCGTTTACATGAATGTGGTGAATGAGATTAATGAGTTAGGGCTGACACGCGACTTTGATATACTCACCAATGAGATTCGGAGTAAGAGGTTCCAAGGTGGAGCGTTCATATTCCGCGGTCTTGCAACAGAAACAATCGACAGTATCAAGTCTATGGCGGATATTGATATTGCGTGGGTCGAAGAAGCCCAGTCTGTTTCACTTAAGTCCCTCCGCTTACTGTTCCCTACGATCCGTGCTGAAGGTTCGCAGATTTGGTTCTCATGGAACCCAATTCTGGAGACTGACCCAATCTATCAGCTAGTGATTACCGAAGGCTTGCCAGAATGTGCGAACCTTTTCGTGAACTTCGATCAGAATCCGTGGTTCCCGAAAGTGCTCCAGTTGGAAGAACAGCACATGCTAGGCCGTAATCCGGTGCTCCATAAGCATGTGTGGCTAGGCTATCCACTCGCCGCGGTTGAGGGTGCAATCTACTTCGATGAGATTGTTGAGATGGAGCGTCAGGAACGCATCCGTCTGCTTACCATCGATCCGATGATTCAGCCATACGCGATCTTCGATCTTGGTTTCAACGACGCAATGTCTTGTGGTATCTGGCAAGCAACTGTGATGGACTTGCGTTGCGTGGACTATATCGAAAATAATCGCGTCAAGCTGTCTTGGTTTGATGAAGAACTGCGCGGACGCGGTTATTCAAACTCTATCATCGTGATGCCCCATGACGCACGCAACCACGGTATCCTGATTAGCGAAACTCCACAGGAAATGATGCAGGGTTATGGTTGGCCAGTGGAAATTGTGGATAATCTAGGGGTGGAAAATGGCATTAGGTTAACGCGTGAGACGATGCCACGCATGTTTTTCGATAAGGTGAAATGTGCAGAAATTATCGAACACCTTAAACGCTACAAACGAAACAAATACGGTCATCCAGACCACGACGAACACTCGCACGGCTCAGATATGGTCAGATACGCTTCTGTCTATGCACCGCTCATGGACACTTCATTCCATGGTGGCGACTGGGGTAACCAGACAGGATGGGGGCGCGAACTCGATTATCCGCGTCTTATTACAGGTTGAGGGTCACCATGGAAATGGACGAACTGGAGGAGATGTTTAGGGACGACCGTAAACCAGATACGGCTCCCGGAAATATTCCTTTGCCCAGTGTTCCTGTGCAGATGATTACTATACAGGAAGCCAAAGACGACCCAACGAACCTGAAAGACGAAGACTTGGTAATGTCGGACGCGGAGATTGACTCGATCCTCGCGGCCCGTATCAGGAACTCGACTACGTGGATGGGTTCGGCAATCTCGGTTCAGCAAGTCAAGGCGATGCAGTATTACCTTGGACTGGCTGAGGGAGACTTAGCGCCTCCGGGTATTCAGGGACGTTCAAATCTGGTCGATACGACTGTGTCGGATCAGATCGAGTGGATGATGCCAGCGTTGATGGAAATGTTTCTGGCGTCCGGCAACATCACAAAGTATGGCCCGCGCAAGGCTGGCGATGAACAGGCTGCGCAGCAAATGACGAACTTGGTGAACTGGATTGTTATGGAAGACAATCCGGGCTTCATGTTCTTCTTGGAGTGGTTTAAGAATTCGCTGCTGAACAAAGTTGGCATTGCTAAAGTCTGGTGGGAACTGTACGAAGATGTAACGCGTGAGGAATACAATCAGATGACAGATGGTGATCTTGCCATTCTGTCTGAAGACAACGATGTGACGATTACCAAGATCGTCAGCTACATCGACCCATACGCTGAGAAAGCAGCGATGGCGCAGTATAAGCAACAAATGGACGCCGTGCGGCAGTGGAACGAAGCCGCTGCAATGGCACAGGCACAAGGTTTGCCGTTTCCACCTCCAGCACCGGGTGCACAACAAGGGCCGATGGGTCCAGGTACACCACCTCCACTTCAAGGTGGGGCACCGGGTATGCCACCTCCACAAGCAGGGCCACGGCCACCTGGCACTCCCGGCGCACCGCCTCCTGGTGCAGCACCGCAGGGTCCGGCAATGCAGCCGCCCAAGCCGCCGCAGCCGATCAATGTGGAAACCTTGCCTCAGTTGCACAATGTGGTAGTTACTCGGAGTAAGAAATCAGGACATGTGGCTATCGAGTCGATGAATCCTGAAGACTTTCTGATCGATGAACGTAGTAAGCGGATCAGTGATGGTTTCTGCGCCCACCGCGTGCGCAAGACCATTAGCGATCTGCGTGTCAAATATGGCGATTTGGTTGATGGTATTGACCTCGACCAGGTTTCGAGTGATCCAGACGCGTTGAATGTCGACAATTCCGCTCTGTTATTTGCACGGGAGTCTTTGCAGACGGTCTACAAGCCGTCGCAGTTCGATGATTACGGTGATGAGTCCATGCGACTCGTGTGGTTATACGAGTGTTACCTACCGATCGACGCGGATGGTGATGGAATCAGTGAGTGGCGCAAAATAGTCCGTGCTGGTAACGCACTACTGGAAAATGTGGTGGTTGATGGGCCACCGTTCGCGGCGCTTTGCCCGGTGCCAATCCCGGGTCTTTTCTACGGACGTTCGATTGCCGACCTCGAAATGCCGATGCAACTGGCAAAAACGGGAGTTTTGCGCTCTCTGGTCGACAACATGAATGTTCAGATCAACGGTCGCACTTGGGCTATTGAATCACAAGTCAATATCAACGATTTGCTTACTAATCGCCCCGGCGGCGTTGTGCGTGTGAAGTCTGCAAATGCCGTTGGTGTATTACAACAGGGGATGGCCGATGCGCAAGGTGGCTACCAGTTACTCGAATACCTGGACTCGGCGGCGCAAGAGAAGAGTGGTGTTACGAAATATACTCAAGGGATGGATGCCGATACTCTTAATCATACTGCTAGTGGTCTCGCTCGCATTACTCAGCGCGCGGATATGCGAGTTAAGCTGATCGCACGGCTGTTTGGTGAAGGTGGTGTCAAGGATTTGTGTGAATTGGTGCAGAAAACGCTTATGCGGCACCAGGACAAGGCTATGGCCTTCGAATTGAACGGGTCATTTGTGGACGTTGATCCGCGAGTTTGGCACAATAAATATACGATGAAGTGCACAGTTGGGCTTGGAACAGGCGACCAAGCTGCAATGATCGCAATGATTTTGCAACTGCTTGGGGTTCAGCAGCAAGCCATCGCGGGCGGCCTTGTAACGCCTGCAAATATGTACAATTCGCTGTCTGACCTTGTTCGTGCGATGCAACGCGGTGATCCGGCTCAGTATTTTCAACCGCCGCAGCCCGGACAACAGTTCCCGCAACCGCCAAATCCGCAGATGATGGCGGTTCAAGGTCAGCAACAGCTTGAACAGCAAAAACATCAAGATGATATGCAGATGGAACAGCAGAAAATGCAGGCTCAAGCGGTAAATGACCAACGTGATGCTCAAAACCGTATGCAAATGGAAGTTTTCAAGGAAAATCTGCTCGACCAGCGTCAGAAAGACCAATTTGCTCAACAACAAGCATGGGAACGCGAGAAATTCTACGTCCAACAAGCGTCGAATCTACAGGCTGCGGCTATGAAAGCCGGTGTTGACGCTCAAACTGCTGGTATGGGTGAACAAATCATCTTGCAAGACATTAATGGTCGTCGGATTTCGATTCCGGCTGCGTTTGCACAACAAATGCAGCAACAAGATGCTGATGCACAAGAAGCCAATGCACAGCGGCAGCATGAGGCTGATATGCAACAGGCGCAGCATGAACACGAATCCGATATGCAGGATCAACAGTTGCAGTCACAAGAGAAGATTGCAAAACAAAGACCCCCGCCTAGCAGTAAAGGTGGAAAAAAAGAGTAACATGCATTATATTTTTAGGAGTCCATCATGGCCGATACTGTCGCAGCTACCCCACAAGCGGGCGCTGAACCTGAACTCGAAGACTTCTTTCTGAACCCGGCTGACGGCAATCCAGACGAAGTTGAAGTAGATCAGGAAGGCCAACAGATCGAGACTGAAGTTGTTGTCGAAACGCCGGAAGGTGAAGAAGTACAAGTTGGTGAAGAAGTACCTGTAGGAGACGAAGAGTTAGAACTAGACTTGAACGCCGAGGCTCCACAAGATACCGGAGCGATCAAGGACGAAACCATCGTTGTATTGAACATTGATGGTGCATCAGTCCAAACGACTTTCGGACAATTGAAAGCTGACGCACAGAAATATGCGGGAGCTAACAAGAAGTTCGAAGAAGCCGCCGCGATTCGAAAGGACGCCGAACAGAAGTTGGCTATCCTGCCGGAACGCGAGAAACAGTTGGGACAAGTACTCGAGTACTATATCCAGCAGTCTCAACAGTTTATGCAGACTCAACAGCCCGATTGGGCTAAGTTGCTGGAGGAAAATCCGACTGAGTATGTGCGTCAACGGCACACTTGGGAAACCAAGCAAACCGAGTTGAACCAGGCACGCGCGATTCAGACGGAGTTGCAACGCCGTGATGCGGAAGCTAGACAGGCATCGATGACTCAGTTCGCTCAGGAACAGAAAGCACTTCTTATCCAAGCGATACCTGAATGGTCGGACCCTCAAAAAGCTAGTCAGGGCGCTCGGGAGTTGGATCAGTACCTTTCCGATCAAGGTGTGCCACCCGAAATGCGGGCGCAGATCGATACGGCTAAGGTTGTGCTGATCGCCCGTAAGGCTATGCTCTATGACAGAGCGTTGGCTAAACAGGCCGCTGCGCGAACCGCTGGTGTCAAGAAGAACCAGCAAGTCGCTGCGCGGGTCGAGCGTCCGGGTGCTGGGAGAGGTGTTCCGACGTCCGCAACGAAGGAAGTCGCGAGACTTCAAAAGGCGGACAAAGCCTTCAAACAGAACCCAGGTGTGAACACGTTGGCTGCTTTCTTTGAAAGCTAGTCAGGTATCCACATGGGGGCATCATGCCTGCAAATACAGTAACAACCTACACGACGGTGGGCAATCGTGAAGACTTGATCGACAAAGTGTTCATGATTTCCCCGTCGGATACCCCGTTTACCTCAGCCATCGCCAAGACTGGCTGCGACGGGGTGTATCATGAGTGGCAAACGGATGCACTGCGTGCTCCTAACGCGCAGAACGCTTCGGTTGAAGGCGCGGATGCGGTATTTAACGCTCAGACGCCGACTACACGGATCGGCAACCGCACTCAGATCATCAAAGATACATTTTCTGTGTCCAATACGCAGGAAGCGGTGAAGAAAGCAGGTCCGAAGGAAGTTGCGCGTCTGTCGGCGAAGAAGTCCGTCGAACTGAAGAAAGACGTCGAAGCGGCCAGTTTGTCCAATACGACCAGTGTTGCTGGCTCGACAACGGTGGCGCGCACGCTGCGCGGCGTCGGCGGGTGGTGTGCAACCAACTTCGTCGGCGGCGCAGGTTCCAGCGCTCCGGTCCCGCCCACGAATACGCCGCCGGTAGCAGGTACGGCTGTAGCATTCACCGAACCGATGCTCAAGACCGCTCTGATGGACGCCTATACGGCGGGTGGCAATGTGACGCAAGTCCATATGCGGCCGTCCGACAAGGTGCTGTCGAGCGCATTCAGCGGCAATGCAACGCGTATGCAAGAAGTCGAAGGCAACGGCAAGACTGCCATCTTGCAAACGGCTTACGCCGTGTATGCTAGCGACTTCGGCAATGTGGCTATGATTCCGAATCGCGTGCTTGCGGCCCAAGTGACCCCGGACAAGTCGGTGTATTGCATCGATACGGCCATGTGGGCACTTGCCACGCTGCGCGGGTTCGAGAAGACCGAACTGGCCCAAACCGGTGATGCTCGCAACTGGCAGATCGTGTACGAAGGTACATTGGAAGCCCGCAACGAAGCGTCGAGCGCGCAAATCCGTGACCTGAACTGATTATGGCGGTAGCTAGGTCCACCCGGTGAGGACGGGACAGCCAAACCGGGCTTTTTTCGAGAGGTTATCATGCCAAGAGGTGGTGGAAACGCCGGTGGCAAGTACACCATCGGTAGCATCAAGGATGCGTCTGTATATACGCAAGCCAAGGGTGCGGCGAAGGACTTCGGTCCAAAGGAGCAGAACGTGAAAGCGAAAAAGTCGCCCAATACGGGTAGCACCGGCACTAGTGGCAAGGGTTATAGCCCACCGCCACAAGTCGGTGGCGGCAAAGCGGACAAAGTGTCCGGCGCACCGGGTGCAAAATCCGGTCAAGACGTTAGCGGCGTGGGTAGTGGTAAAAAGCTCGGTAACCACTACTCCAACACATAGGGGGCGTTATGGCTGGCTTTTCAGGTACGAAGCCGCCCAAGCTCCCTAATGTGGCGGCACCGGGTTCGGTGAAGTCGCCAATGCTGACGGCTGCGAAGCCTGCAAAGCTACCAGGTTCTTCACCGGACATGCCGAGTATGCAAGGGTCCACAAAACCTGCCAAGCCGCCGCGTATGCCCGGCATTAAAGGTAATGTGGGTCGCAAACTCGGTAATCACTACTCGAACACGTAGGAGTTACCATGCCCGCAGCATATCCGATCAACAGTTTTCAGCCCATTGTGCCGTTCGATGGCCCACCGTCCGATAACTCAATCGGTATGCTCGGTCAGATCGGCGTCGATGTGAATTCAGGTGCCTATTACCAGAAAATTTTGGGTAAGTGGTACGCATTCGGCGATGGGCCGTACAATCCAGTTTTGACCACATTGAACGGTCAGCCCACGGTTGATGGTGCTGCGCCGGATGGCACGACGATGAACAATGTGACGTTCACCGCACAGGATCAGAAGGGTAATCCTATGCAAGTGAACTTGAACATTTCGCTTGATTCGTCCACTGCTTACACGGCAACACAAACTACCAGCACGAATTCGACAACGGGTCAGGCGACTGTATCGTTGACGGATACTGTGGCTGAGGTTGTAACCGTGACAGCTACGGCTGCGGATGGTAGCGGCAAGACTGCCACGGCGTCGAGTACATTTGCTGCGTCAGGAAGGATCGGAAACAGCGGCTAGTCTTGTTCGTGGACTTCGTCGCCGTTGGAGCGTGGGCGTGGTACTTTTGTGTCTTCGTAGACTTGGTTCTTTCGAGCCTGATCGACTTGGTAATCCATCCAAGTCGCATAACTACCTCTGGTGGGGGCATATTCGCCGGGTTGCACAAGTTCGACGTTGCTGGCGAAGTGCTGGTGTCCCATGTGGTCAAGAATGAACAGATTGACGTGAGTATCGTTGTGAACGAAGATAACGGTGGCGTCTAGCGGTTGGTCGTTGGATTCGACGTTCATTTCCTGGTGGTCGTCACCAACGAAAAACCATACTTTGCGGCCGATTGTTGGCTTGATAGTAAACATATTTCCTCCTGTGGGGAGATTGGAGTATAGCATGGCTAAGCTGACTACCGCAAAGCGTAATGCGTTGCCTTCCAGTACTTTCGCAGGTCCAGGTAGAAGCTACCCGATACCGGATAAGGCGCATGCGGCGAATGCCAAGGCGCGAGCAACTCAAATGGTAGCAAAAGGCAAATTGTCGCCCGCTGCGGCGTCCAAAATACGGGCTGCGGCGAACCGGAAACTAGGTAACCATTAGGAGGTTGTTATGGCAACCAAAACGCCGTTTTCGAAGACTGCTGCTGCTGCTGACTCGCCGCCCGAAACCGCAGCCGATGAAAAACAGAAAGGACCGCACACCGACGATCAACCGGCCATGAATCCGTCTGTGGACCCATCAACAATGGGGCGCACGTTGGGGTGGGGTGATCCGAATCAAGCAGCGGCACCTACGGCATCGGAACCGGATTTGAGCACCCCTGAAGGCGTTATCGCTGCACTTCAAACGCATCCGGGTATTCTGGACACGTATTCCAAACAAGAAATTATCGCTATGCTCAAGGGTGCTAGTACCTCGAAAGCGGCTGCACCGGCGACAGCTACAACGAGCTAATCATGAAAAACACGACCGATTTCATCAGCAACCCCGACAAAGAGGAAACGGTCGTGGTTCATCACGTCGAATTCGCCAACGATTTTTGGGACGAACTCGAGTTGTTGAAACAACAGGAAACCATGCAGGGCACGGATGAAATGCAGTTGAAAGCACTGATTCCTGGTATCGTTATTGAGAAGTATTGCTTCGACAAAGGTATCACGTGGGCCGAGTTTTGGTCTGACAAGAAGCATATGAAAGCATTATGTAACGATCCAGCACTGAGTGCATTTCGTGTGACACCTGGGGAGGTCTAAATGGCTGCGTCGCCCCCTATCATCATTGAGAACTACAGCCAACTGCAGTCTCTCATGGCGCAGTACATGAAGCGACAGGATTTGAATAACTTGATCCCGACCTTCATCAGTCTGGCCGAAGAATGGTTTGACGATAACGTGTATACTCGCGCTCGTCGCGATAGCTACATTTTCAAACCGAACCAAAACGTGACACCGCTACCAAGCGACTGGAAAAGAATTATCAATGCATGGTATAATGGAGTCAGAATGGAATATTTTCCTGCTGACTTCAACGGTGCATACGCTAATGGCTCGCCTTATTACCAGTATAACACGGCACAAATTATCGGTAACAATATCGTCATTAATGAGCCGCAGCTTGGTCTCATTTGCCAAATCGATTATTACGTTGTTCTTGAACCTTTAAGCGATATCAACGTATCGAACTGGCTGTTGGAAGATAGTCCATCGACGTACTTGTACGGCGCGCTGTACAATGCTGGCGTGTATATGCGCGATGATGTGCGCGCAACTCAATGGCAAACGCTGCGCGATATCGCTATTGCCAGTAAGATCAGCGACAGCGAAAAGTCACAATACCAGGAAGGTCCACTGACCATTCGAGCGGGCTAAATGTCCAATACCATTCCGTTTATGGGCTTTACGCCTAGCATCGACCCCACCACGCCGGGTGCTGTTCTTAATTGTGTCAATTTGGTACCAACAATGCGCGGTATGAAAGGCGCTGCATCGCCTGTAGCGTATGGCAATCCGGTCATGCCGAAGCCTGTCACTGGCGCGGCTATTTGCGAACTTCTAAGCGGAAGTTATCGAACATTCGCAGGCGATGCTACAGACCTATGGGAAATTGAAAACGACTCAAACATTAATGTTTCAGCCACTGTTGGAGGCTACAAAGGTGGTCAAAACCCGTGGCGTTTCGCACAATTTGGCAATGCTTCGCTAGCAGTCAATGGTGCCGATCCACTTCAACAGTCGATCAGTGCAGGTGATTTCGCACCTGTGGCTAACTCTCCCGTTGGGTCGATTATTGAAGTGGTTGCTGGCTTCGTTTTCCTATTCGATACAGTTGATTCGACTTATGGTAATAATCCGAATGGCTGGTGGTGTTCTGGTCTTTACGATCAGACGAACTGGACACCGGCTCAGGCTACTCAGTGTGCCCGCGGCGTCATTGTCGATACACCGGGGCCGATTACGGCCGGACGGCAGTTGGGAACCAACATTGTCGTGTTCAAAAAGGCTTCGATGTTTTATGGATCGTATCAGGGACCGCCTGTCATCTGGGCGATGAACCTGATTTCGCCACAAATCGGCACGCCCTGTCAGGAATGTGTAGTAAACGTTGGTACAAGCCTCGTATTTTTGGGCAGCGATGCACAAGTGTACTCGTTTGATGGAACTCGACCAGTACCGATTGGCAATGAAGTCAATAGCTGGCTGCGTTCGAATTGGTCTCCGTTGTATCAGGCGCAAGTGCAGTCCTTCAAGGACACGATGCACTTTCTGATCTACTGGTACTTCTGCTCCATGCAGAATACGACCGGTATTCCAGATATGTGTCTTGTTTACAACTATGTGACAGGCAAATTCGGTCGCGCGGATATGTCGATTGAATGCGCTGCACAGTCTGTTACAGGACAAATTACGTGGGATCAGATGGGTTCGTTGCCTAATGTCAGCACTTGGGATACACTGCCGCAAGTGGCATACAACTCGCCTTATTGGTCTCAATCAGCGGTCGTTCCGGCTGTTTTTGATACTACAAACAAATTTCTTTCTCTAGCAGGAGCGTCTCAACAGAGTTCACTAACCACAGGTTGGTTTGGCGATGATTCGGATTTCACCTATATTCAAGGCATCTTGCCACGCTTCAATCAAGCCCCATTGAGTTGTGGGGGCCAAGCGATGCTGTGCAAGACGTTGGGTTTACCCGTGTCCTATGTTCAATTGCCACAGTGGTATGATGGCGAAATTGCGTGCGATTTTTCCTCACGTTGGACTTCTATCACCTTGAACATGACGGGCGACCATGAAATCCTCGGTGCGATGCCGCGTATGGAATCGTCAGGTGCGATATGAGACTTCCTTCACCCGAGTTGCCAACAACCGGCGTTATGGGACCATTTGCTGCCATCGTGTCAGCAATGAACAAGTATTTGAAAATGGTTCAAGTGCAGGTCAACGGTCTCGGAGACGGGTCGATTTCTGCACAGACTTCTGCCAGTACCGGTCCGCCTCCAGCCAACTCCACGACTGTTTACGCGAAAGGCGACTTTATACGAAACAGTTCGCCCGCTGTAACGGGGACGGCAGGGGCACAGTACATTATTCTCGGGTGGTTGTGCACCGTAGCAGGAAAGCCGGGAACATGGGTGCCTTGTCGCGTATTAACAGGAACTTGAAAATGGCTGAAGATGACCAAAACAAGCGCCGCGAACCGGTGAAAACTATCGAGGCGATACAACCCGCAAAACTGAAGGATGTATGGCCGTCGATCCGTGAAGATGTGGCTAGCATGGATTCTCCTGACCATGTCATTCCTGAAGAAGTTTATGCGATGTGTTTTACTAATCAAGCAACGCTATTCATTCTGAAACTGGATGGCGAACCAGTTGGGCATGCTGTAGTTCGTTTGATTTTGCCCGATTTACACTTATGGCAACTGCATAATAAGCCCGGTATGGACTGCATGCATCTGTTCAAACCGGAGTTGCAAGAACTTGGTAAGAATGTAGGCGCGCGGCATATTACTTTCGGCACATCGCGTCGCGGATGGGTCAAGGTGGCCGAGGAATTGGGTTTCAAACCCCGTATGATGGTGTTTGAAATGCCAGTTGATGCTAGCTGATTAATCGCCTATAATCGAAGACAGAGTTTTTTGGCGAGTCTACCCAGGTTGGGCGGCGAACGCGAGTTCGTCGCCTTTTTTATTTGGGAGTTCGAACATGAGCAGTTCAGGAAGCGGTGGCGGTCAATCAACGACCACCACTACCGAACTCCCTTCGTGGGCACAGCCATATGCGCAGCAGCTATTGACACGCGGCGCAGACTTATCAAATCAGACCATGCCGTCCTATAATGGACAGATGGTCGCAGGGCTGGACCCTACGCAACAGGCCGGTATTAGCAATATAAACAATGCGGCTAGTAATGCGGGGAGTATGGCGAATACTGCCGCGAATTACTACCAGTCTCTAGTCGGAGGGTCGGGTCCGCAAACCACGAACCCGTATACTGGCGATGTTACTGCGTCCACTGTTGCAAATCCGTTTACCGACCCGGCCAACAACCCGTATCTGGCTGCATCTGTCGCCGGGGCCAACAAGCAGATCACCGACGCCTACAGTAATGTTACTGCGCCGACCACACTTGCGCAGTTCCGCAATGCTGGCGCATTCGGGGGAAGCGCACAGGATCAAGCCACCGCAGCCCAAGAGAAGTCACTCGCTGACTCCTTATCAGCTAATACTGCGAACATGTACAACGCGGGGTACAATACTGCCGCGCAGACTGCTCAACAAGTTGCTCAGCAGCAAAACGCGGTTGCATTGACCAATCAGCAGCTTGGTTCGCAAATGGGTCTGGCAACGCAACAGCTAGGTTCGCAGAACTACTTCAACAATATCAACAGCATTCTATCTTCACTGCAAGGGGCCAATCAGGCACAGCAGGGAGCGACTAGTGCTGGTGGTGCTCAAATGACTGCTGGCGGCACGGCTCAGCAGAACGCTCAAGATCAACTCAACGCTTTGTATCAGCAGTGGTACAATCAGGTCAATGCGCCATACGCTGGACTATCCACATTGTCCAGCGCGCTTTCTGGTGCACTCGGTTCCGGCGCTGGTACGTCAGTGTCGCAGCAAATGCCGGGTACTTCAAGCACGCTCGGCAACATGTTGGGGCTAGGTACGACAGCGCTTGGTGCGTATAACGCCTATCAGAACGGGTGAAAGCCATGAGTTCATTTTTGAATGGTAATGGTCAAACTTCGTCGAGTATGGCGGACGCATTGTCGAAATGGCAAGGTTCACAGACTGGCGATCAGAGCGGTTTGGGCAACGCACTTTTAGCTGGAACCAGTGGCACGCAGGGTGGTGACAGCTATCAGTTTCAACTGCCATCAGATGTGACTAGCGCAGTAAATAATGACACATCTGTGGGAGATATGGCCGGTCTTACTGGAGTTCAATCTGGTATGACAATGCCCGACTTCAGCAATGCCGTCTCAGGTTCGGGCAACTACAATTTCGCGATGCCGAGTGGCGTCGGTGGAGGTAATGCTGGTTCGATGCAGGGCGCTATCGCAGCCGGTGATAAACTCAAGCAAGGTTTGACCAGTAACACGAAACCGCCCGCTGGTGGCACTGGGCGCGTAACGATGCAAGCGAAAGATTTTAGCGCACCGGTAGTAGCATTACCGATGGCTAGCGGATCGGCGGCTGGCAACAGTTTGTTGCAGATGATGCAGCGCTACCAGCCCGGCAACACAGTCGGTCAAAATACCGGCTCTGGATACGGGATGCGATAAAATGGGCGCTTTCGGCGGTGGTGGTCAAGGCGGTGGCGGAAACACGAATCAGACGCCATCTGAAGCGATGAACAGTGCGTTCATGAAGTTTCGTCAGCCGATTGCTGGTGGATTCAACGCGCTTGCATCTGCAATGGGTAACGGCATGGGGCCGAACACCGGTGCCGCGCTGTCGTCTGGACTAGCTGCAAGCCCAACTGCTCCGGCTGCGCTGTCTGGACTAGGCGCGGGAACCGGCGCTGCGGATATCAGTTCCGCTACGGCTGGCATGACTCCAGCTGTGGCTGGCGTGGGTGATGTAGCGGCAACTGGTGCAGGCATGGGATCAGGCATTATGTCTGGTCTTAGCTCAGCGGGTGTAGGCGGTGGTTTAGGTATTTTGGGTAATTTGGCTGGCAGTGCGATTCAAGGTACTGTTAGTCCGCAGCATAGCGGAAACTCGGCGGGAAATATGGCGGGCGCTGCGCTCAAAGGCGCGGGCACTGGGGCGGCTATCGGGTCAATTGTGCCGGGTATTGGCACAGCGATTGGTGCCGGTATTGGCGGCTTGGGTGGTTTGCTATCCACATTGTTCTGAGAGCCTATCATGAGTTGGTGGTCCGACCTTGTCGCTGCGAACCAAGGTGATCCGAATGATGCGGCCTATAACCAGGCGGCATCACAGGCTGACCAAGGTATCGTTCAGGGCGTTAAGAACTGGGCTAGCAATTTGCCTAGCGCAAGTGATGTGCTCAATTTGCCTACTAGCATTCTTCGGAATCTTGCTGGTGGTTCTACTCTTGATGTGGCCAATCCTACCCGCATGGTAGGTGTTGCGCCTCCCACGGCTAGTCAAGCGGCTATGCCGAGTGGTCCGAACGGCCCAGGTCCACAAGGTTTCAATGATCCAAGTGCGTATCAACCTACCACAGATGCTCAGGGCAATCAACCGCCAGTTCTTGCTCCACCCGGTAGTCCTAGCGATGCTGGTGGTGGTGGCGTCGGGAATTTGCCTGTTAGTCTTCCTGTGGCTACTGGACCGGCAGATGTAACCGCAGATCAAGGTGGTACGGCAGATCAGGGACAAAGTAGCGGAATGAGTATTCTCGGCAACTTGATGGGTGGTGCGCAGCAAGCAGCTAGCAGCCCCGAGGAGTCGAAAAGTTTCTTGTCTAAACTGTCTGATGGCTTGAGTGAAGTTGGTGACAAGTTGACTCATCTGAGTCCAGCCGCCAGTCAAGGTTTGATTTCTGCTGGTCTCGGTATGCTGGCTGCGAACAGTGGTGGAAAGAACCTTGCTCAAATTGTGGGTGAAGGTGGTGAGCAGGGTATGAACACGTATCAAACGATTGTTCAGAACCAGATTCAAGCGAAACTCAAGCAGCAAGAACTGGCTCAGAACTTGTGGGAGAAGCAACAAACGCTGCAAAATCAACGGCTCGAACCGCATCAACTCGAACCCGGAAAACCATTTTACACTATCGCCGGTGGCGTACAAACTACTGGCGGTGGCATGCCTGTATCGAATTGGCTTGAAACTAAGAACGCGGATGGCACAGTTACCAAGACGCCTGTTGGTTATGATGGGCGCGTGCTTGGTTCTGGTTATACTGCTGATGCTTCGATTCCAGAAGCACAGCAGAAGGACATGAAAGAAGCGTCTGTTGCACAGGGCGCAGCTACCGATGCGTTGAATCGGACGCAAGGTTACATTCAGATGTTGTCGCCTACCATTAAGGATGCGAACGGCAATCTCGTACCGAATCCGAATCAGGTCAAATTGCCTGGTGGCTTGACCGCGGAAGGTTACAACTTCTGGACGAAACTGACAGGGGATCAAAACCAAGGTCAAATCCTTGCGGCGCAAATCATGCGCGATGCGCGAGCCAACGCGGCTAGTGCAGCCAAAGCAGGGATTGGTGGACGGATCACGAATACTGAGTATGGAACCATCATGCAAGGTCTTCCGACCAATCCGTCTAACGAAGCGCTTACCACATATTTGCAAGCAGTTGGTCACTTGCAAGAGATTCAAGCGGCGCGTGCGTCTGCAACATCTGATTACTTGCAGCACAATCGCGGCCAGTATGGTCCGTTGAACGAAGATACGATGGTTGGCGGACAGATGTATTCTAAAGGTTCTTCACTGAATGATATTGTCGCTGGGCGGGTGAACCCGATCAGTTCAGGCGGCGGTAGTACGGGGACTGCTCCTGCTCCTGCTCCTGCACCGGCTCCCGCACCTGCACCAGCGACACCACAAGCTCCTGCGCCTCGGCAATTGCAAGCGAACGCACCGCAAGGTACAGTGATGGTTAACGGTAAAGCGTATAGTCGAGCAGACATTCAGGCTGCTATCGACTACAAGAAGGCTCACCCAAATGGATAGCGCAGTACCCGATCTAGCCAATCTGTCAATGACGCAGTTGAACTCATTGAACAATCAGATTGGTACCGGAAACGGCAATATTTATACTGCCGCTATCAACGCTATTGAGTCTCATGGTAAGGGCGATACATCCAATATCACCAATCCGAGCAGTGGCGCGAGTGGTTCCATGCAAACAATGGACGCGACGCTGAAAGACCCCGGCTATGGAGTTAAGCCGTGGGATGGTACTGTGGCTGATAAGGCGCGTGCAGGTCGTGACTACTACAATGCGTTGAATCAGCACTTTGGTGATCCAAACCTCGCCGCGATTGCGTATAACTGGGGTCCGGGTAACGCCCAAAAGTGGGCTGCGAATGGTGGCAATATCAACCAGTTGCCGCTCGAAACGCTCAAGTATTTGAACGATTTCGATCAGCATGTCACAGATTTCGGTGGCAATACCAACGCGCCCCAAGACAACCCCGCACAGTCAGCACCGGCGCAACCTGTAGCTACGCAAATCGGTCCGCCATCCGCTAAAGGTGTACCTCCACCTCCTGTGGCTACCGGATCGTCGGGTTCTGCTGCGCCGATCAAGACAAGCTATACGTCTATGGCTGACTTCAATTCTAATCTCGGTCTAGGTCCGCAAGGACAGCAACCGGCCAATGCTCCGGGTGCGCAGTCCGATGTTAACCCTGGTACTGCGTTCCTCGCTGGTGCCAGACAGAGTGTGCTGAATAAGGTTTATGGTGCACAGAAACTAACTGGTATGGCTGCGGAGTCGTTGAACCCCGGTGAAGGTCAGCCGGACATTGACGCGGCCAATCAGCAGCTTAAACAAGTTCAGCAACAAGGCCAGCAATCTGGTGCTAATACTGGATGGGGTAAGGCTGGTAGCATCGCTGCTGATGTAGTCCCGTATATCCTTGCACCTGAAACGATCCCCGCTCAAGCTGCACTGGGTGGCGCAATGGGTGCGACCGAAGCGGCTTCACAAGGTGAGGATATCGGTAAGGGGCTGCTTTTAGGGGGCGTGACGGGCGGCGCGGGGCCAATCGTGGGTAAGGGCATAGGCGCGGCTGGCGGGGCCGTGAAGGGCTTGTTAAGCAAGGGCGCGGGGGCAATTGGCGACCCGGTAGATCAGGCTGCGGCGCATATTGCCGGGGGACTTGCGGCAGACGGCCAGACAGTGCCAGATACTGTGGCTGCGCTCCGTGCTGGTGCTAATTCTCCTGTAGCTGGTGTCGAACGTACTGCAGCAGAAGCGGCGAATTCGCCTACACTACAAGCTATGACCGATGCGGTGAGTAAGACTGATGCGGGTAAGGCTGCGTTTGATGGTAGTACAGAAGCGGCCAATGACGCAGCACGCGCGACACATCTAGACAATGTTACTGATACCGGACTGCCACAAGAAACGGCAGATTTGGCCAAGTCGCAAACTGCACTTGATGCTCAGGTGCCGAATGAACTGAAGCCCCTGGACGCAGACTTTGCGGCAAATAATATTGCCGGTCGCCCCGGTTTCACTCAAGGCATCAAGGACGCAAGTACGGTAGCCGATCAGGAACTCGGTGAAGCAGCTAACCCGTTTAGAGAAGCGGGTGAGGCTGCGCATGGTGATTTGACTAACCAAATCAACGATGTTATCGGCACGCCTCAACAACTGGACGCGATGAAGGCTGCGCGTTCGTCCGAAGCTGCACAGAAGTATGGCAATATCACTGGGTATATTCCGACTACTGACTCGTATTTGAAGCAGCTGTTCAATCGTCCGATGTTCCATCAGGCATGGGAAAACGGATTAGATGACCTTGCTAACTTCAATAACGGAGTACGGCCACAAGCTATTCGCCCAGCACAACCGATTCCCGGTCAACTGTGGCAACCGAAGAACGAAGTTAGTATTCAAGCGTTGCAAGCTGCGTATTCCGATCTGAACAATACCATTTCGAATCTAGCACGCAACCCGGCAGCGGCGAGTGACATGGCGCAAGCCATGCGTATTAAGAACATTCTCAAGAACGCACTCGAGTCGAATAGCGGTGAGTTCAACGAAGCTAACAAGGCGTGGGCTGCGGCGTCTGGTCCGATTGATCGGATGCAAGTGTTGCAACAGAAGCTAGCCACAGCGATTGATCCGACAACGGGTCAAGTGCGCCCCGGTAAGCTAACCGGTGCTGTTGATTACGTAAAACAGCAATGGGCGCAGCAGTACTTGACGAAGGCCGACAATGTTACTCAAGCTGATATTGATGCTTTGTCTAATATTGCGTCGAAAGCTAAAACTGCTAACCTTGACGTTTCGAATCTCAGTGCTGAAGGTCAGACTCGTCTGCTATCCGCTCTTGAACAGAACGCAGAGAAAGGTAAAGTTGGCGCTGCGGATGCGTTGCGGTCGTTCAAGAATTATCTACGTGCGCAATCTCCGTCATACATGGCACGGGATAACGCAGCCGCGAATGCAGCACCGTACCTCTCCGCACGTCAAGCGCAACAAGATGCATTAGGTGCAGCGAAGGACAAGATTAGTAACATGGTTGCTAACGGCCAATCGCTGAATGCGCGCAATGTGCAACAAGCGCTCGGTGATCTGGTAAACCATCCTGGTCAAGTGGGTGATGCTGCACGCAGTCTTTTAGATGACCTGCGCAGCGGTGGTGTAAGCGGTAAGGGTGCGACTGGCAGCGTGCCACAGTATGGTGGCGCAATTGGCCAAGGCATAAGTCACGGTGCAGAGTCAGCGGGTATTATGTCTATGATTATGCATCCGCATACTATTCCGCACGCTGTTGCTGGAATGATCGGCGGTAAGATTCTGGCGCGTGGACAAGGGCGGCTTGAGAATGCAATGGCTGATTTGTTGAGTCATGGCAATGCAAACAAACTGGCGGATGCGTTGGAACGAGTCGGTCAAAAGCCAACTGTGGCTAGCAGAGCGGCTACAGGTTGGAATAATCCCGGCTTGTTGAGTAGTTTAGCAAGTGCTACAGTTGGTGCACAAGGAGCGCGCTAAATGCCCGTACCCCAGTCATGGGCTGATCTATCACAAACTGCGGCTAATAATTCACCGCAGGGTGCAGAGATTGTTGGTCCATACTCGAACGATTATCTACAGGCTGCATTTTCGTTTTTGCGGCAACTGTACGATAATGGCGGTTTGCCTAACAAGGCTCAGAATAATAACAATCAGCAGCTAAATAATCTGGCGGCTGGCACCGCATTGACCGATGCAGTTAACTTGCAGCAATTGAACACGGTGCTTGGAGCGCCGAGCGGCACTCGCGCAGTGTTTCAACAGGCCGCGGCACCAACTGGTTGGACTGTGGATAGCAATGCAGCGTTTAGTGATTGCTCCATGCGTTTCAATCAAGCTGTTGGCAATGGTGGTTCGTTGGGTTGGAGTGGATGGAATTTCGGTGGGCAGTTCAATGTGGCTGCTCACGTATTGACAGTTGCTGAAATGCCGTCTCACGCGCACAGCGACGCGGGTCACGGACACGGAATTGGCGATGGTGGTCACGCGCACGGAGTGAACGATGGCGGTCACAGCCACGCCTATAACACGTATGTCAGTCAAGCGCCGCAAAGCGGTAGCAGCACGCAATGCTTGACTGGTATGCAAAGCGCACGGACCAGCAATGATGCGTGCAACATTTCGATTGCTGCAAGCGGGACTGGTATCAGCATTGGGACAGGTTACGCAAACATTCAAGCGAATGGTGGGAATGCAGGTCACGTCCATACGCTTACAACACCGCAGTGCAAGTATGCGGATTGCATCATCGGTATCAAGTCATAGAGGACATAATGCCCGTACCGACTGGATGGCCTGACTTGTCGCCAATCCCCGGCAATAACTCGCCACAGGGGTCAGAGATTGTTGGTCCGTTCGCTAACGATTACTTTCAAGCAGCGTATGCTTTTATCCGTCAGCTATACGATGGTGGTGCATTACCGAATAAGTCGCAAAACGCTAACAGCCAAACGATTCAGAATCTAGCACCGGGTGTGAATTCTACCGATGCGGCAAACTTGAATCAAGTGAATACCATTTTGGGTGCGCCAGCGCAGACTCGAGTTGTATTTCAACAGGCGGCTGCTCCTGTGGGTTGGACGGTAGATGGAAGTTCGAATTTCACTGATTGCGCCATGCGGTTCAATCAGAACATTACTTCAGGCGGTTCTACGAATTGGAGTGCTTGGAACTTTGGCGGATCGTTTACCAGCGATGGTCATGCGTTGACGGTATCGGAAATGCCGTCACATGGACACGGTGATGCAGGTCACGGCCACGGCTTCAATGATCCTGGTCACAATCACGGATTCAACGATCCGGGTCATGCTCACTCGATCCCGGCTGGCGGTTGGGGTCAAGCGGGTCAGGATAATGGCGGTGGCTCATTTGCATCGAATGCCAACCAGTATGGCAGATACAATGGCGGCAACGGTGGTATGCAGAATGTGAATGGTAGCGGCACTGGCTGTTGGTTGAATGCGGCTAGCACGGGCTGCGGTATTGCCACAGGTTATGCCAATATTCAGGCCAATGGCGGTAATGCCGCGCATACTCATACTTACAAGACTCCGCAAGTCAAGTATGCTGACTGTATTATTGGGATCAAGTCATGAGCAAAGGTCCGATCTGTCCTCTGTTGAAGAAGCCGTGCATCGAACATGACTGTATGTGGTATTGTCATGTGGTCGGAAAGCATCCGCAAACTGGCGGTGATTTAGACACATGGGATTGTTCTATCCGTTGGCTTCCAGTTATGTTGACTGAAGGTGCGCGGATGACTAAAGGAGTGCAAGCTGCGGTCGAGTCATTTCGTAACGAATCGATTGTGCGGCAGGATGCATTGAATACTACATTGGTGGCTACACAGATCATGCCCGCCATCAATGGTATGAAAGACATCAAGTTGATCGAGGAATAAATGTATACGCATTTCCGCGGTACGACTTTTCAATTCATCGGGCAGATGCAGGAAGATGGAGTGCCTGTGGATTTGACTGGCTGTACACTTGTGGCTAACGTATTCGATCCCTCGGGTTTGAACTTGTATGGCAAAATGATTATTTCGCCAGTTGACTTGACGCAAGGTCTGATAACGCTCAGCTATCCTGACACAAGTCAATGGCCGGTTGGAAAAGCTCGGATAGACTTTGTTCTATATTTCGCTAATGGCGAAGAAACAGCATCACCACCTGATTGGTTCAGAGTCGCGCAATCACCGATGATAGGTTGACATGGGAACCCTACGCCTTATCCTCACTGACGGTAATGGCATACAAGGACTCGAAGGAGTTCTAGGGGCGTTTGTTACTACGTCAAGTGTCGAAGCAAAAGCCTCGGCGGATGCTGCGGCGGCTAGCGCAGCGCAAGCGGCTCAGTCTGCTAGCGCCAGTGCGAATAGTGCAAGTCAAAGCGCGCAGAGTGCAACGAACAGCGCAAATAGTGCTACGCAATCAGCAACCAGCGCAACGAACTCACAGACTTATGCGCAAAATTCGCAGAACAGTGCAACGAACTCTGCGAACAGCGCAACGACTGCGGGTAACGCGGCGAATGCGGCGCAATCGGCACAGCAAGCAGCGGCGACTAGCGAGTCGAATGCTGCGGGTAGTGCGTCGGCTGCGGCAGGTAGCGCAACGACTGCAACGACACAGGCTGGCAATGCCTCTACTTCGGCTAGTCAAGCAGCAACGAGCGCAACGAATGCAGGTAATAGCGCCACGCTGGCGCAGGAATGGGCTGTGCAGTTGCCCGGCATGGTTCAGGGGATCGACTATTCGGCCAAGTACTATGCACAGCAAGCAGCGACTTATATCGGAACTTGCGTGCCACTAGACGGCAGCAGACCGATGACTGGTCCTTTGACTTTGTCTGGCGCTCCGACCAAACCTACGGATGCCGCCGATAAAGCGTATGTGGATGCAGCAGTTTCAGGAGTCCCGGTAGGAAATTATTTGCCGTTAGCTGGTGGCACCATGACAGGTCCGATCACATTGGCGGGTGATCCAACGCAGAACTTGCAAACATCGACTAAACAATACGTCGATACCACCGCTCTAAACGACGCCATTCTCTACGCTATCGCATTGGGGTGATCTATGCCTTCAGTCTTGAACTCAGCATTGGCCCCTGGTATCGGTACGTCCAGTTCGACTATCTACACTGCTGGTAGTGGTTTGATCGCTACTACAGTCATCGGACTTATTGCATCCAACACGACCGCCAATCCGCTGAACTTCAGTGCGTGGCTCAATCGCGGTGCAACTAAATGTTCAATCGTTACCAATGGGCCAGTTCCTGTGGGCAATACGTTGCAATGCGTGGGTCCAGATAAACTGGTCATGCAGCCCGGTGATTTCATCACTGGCCAATGTAGCACTGGTAGTGTAGACGTGATTGTATCCAAACTGGAGCAGTCATAATGTATATCGCTGGCGATCCTGCAGTACCACTGAGCATTCCACCTGGTGCATTGCAGCCAGGTGCTGTTGGCTGGTCAAATCTGGATGCGACGACGCAACAAGTGGCTTCATCATCTGGTTTTCGCAACCGGATCATGAATGGCGACTTTCGCGTTAGTCAGCGGACGGCTGGTACTCCATCAGTTGGAACTGTTACTTATTTGGTAGATCGTTGGTACACGTGGCAATCAGGTGCAGCATGTGCTGTATCTGTTGTAGGTTCGACAAATTGGAACGCGCGTTACATTCGTGCAGTTGGTGTGGCAGGGAATACGACTGTTAATTTCGGACAGCGTATCGAAGCCGCGAACATAATGGACCTCGCTGGCAAAGTGGTTACGCTAAGTGGGTATGCAATTCGCACGCTTGGCGGTGTAGTACAGCAAACGAATTATATCACTAATACGTTGGATAATTGGGCAAGTGCAACTAGTCTAGGTACAGTTAGTCTTGGAGTGCTTCCGGCTAATGTGTTCACTCCATTCCGTCTTAATTTTACACTTCCTTCGACTGTCATAAATGGACTTCAAGTTGAATTTGAATGTCCTAATTTGCTTGCTGGGGACTACTTTGGCTTGGCAGATATTCAACTGGAAGCAGGCAACAATCCGGCTCCAGTGTTTGAACGGAAACCTAGTCGTTATACATTTGCAGATTGCCAGCGCTATTATGTACAGATTCCGCTATCATTGTGGCCGGGTAACCCGGCGGCTGGCGCTAATGTCGACTTCCGTATCTCACAAACTTATCCGGTGCCCATGCGTGGCGTTCCGACTGGTATGTATGTTACAGCAGGGACTCTCATGAATGTAAGTACTGAACAATTCATGGCTTATGGGTTAGTCGGTGGGGGAGATTGCACTGGATTTGGTTACCGTATTGTGTCGGCTGCGGCAGGTAATCTTTATGCCGATGGGCGTGTTTGGTCTTTTGATGCGGAGATATAAATGACCTACATGTGCGGCAATCCCAAGCAAACCGTGACTCGGCAGACCACGGAGGGAGACGCGACTGCGGGTCAGAATTACATTCCGATCCCAGGTGGTCTTATACCCGGTTCATGTGATGTGTTCGTTGGTGGTAGCAATTTGTCAAGCGCTGCACCGAATCCTGATTACAGTGACGCGGACGGCATGGGCATCGCACTGACCACACCGATGCAAGCGGGTACGCGCTTCCGAGTAGTTGTGACATTGCGCACGAGTGGTCATATTCAACAAGTCTCTCGCAATGTGACCGAGGGGCAAGCAACGCAAGGGCAAACGGTTATTCCGATTCCTGGTGGCTATCCACCCAGTCAGAATATGGTTGATGTAGCAGTAAATGGCTACGATCTGTCAGTAGGCGACTTTGACGACAGCAGCGGCACGCAGATTGTTGTCGCCAAAGCCATGAATGCCGGTATGCAATTTCGTGTGGTTAGCTATGCAAACTACATGAATGTGGCTCCAGTCAGTGGTCAGCTTGCAGGGTTCCGTAATCGACTCATTAATGGCGACATGCGTGTAAATCAATATGCCAGTTCGGTCAGCGTTACTGGTGGTAAAACTTATGGACCATATGACCGCTGGGCAGGTAACGCAAGCAGTAGCGGTGCTTTCACGTCGCAGTTTTTGGCTGTGACATTTAGCGGTATCACGCGCGCCGCGTTGCAAGCGTTGGTTACTACTGTGCCAAGCTTGGGAACTACTTTATTCTGGACACCGTTTTTTCAGATTCTTGAAGGCTTCAATACTTATGATTTAGTCAATAGTCCTATTACATTGTCGTTTATCTTTCAGTCGAATGTGGTTGGCACATATTCATGCGCTTTGCAGGATTCGAATTCGCAGTCATGTGTGATGACGTTTAATTATCTGGCTGCGGGAGTGCCTCAGAAAGTTGCATTGACTTTTCCTGCGCCAACGACACCGCTTTCCATTCTAGATAATGGTTCTGCTGGTTTGACAATGCGGATTGCGTCCTACACAGCAAGTCCCGGCAATATTGTAGCACCTGGTGCATGGCAGAGTAATATCAGTGGTATAGTTGCATCAGGTTGCGTGAATTGGACAGCAGCAGTAAATAATTATGTGGCTGTGGCGGAAGTTCAGCTTGAAGTGGGTGCGAATGCGACACTTTTTGAGCGGCGACCAATTATGTTTGAACTGGCGCAATGTCAGCGTTATTACTGCAAGTCGTATGCATACGGCATCTATGCTGGGGCCAACACTGGAATAGCACAAGGGATAATTGATGCAACAGGTTCAACAGTAAATTCTTCAATTGCAACAGTTCGCTTTCCAGTTGAAATGCGCACGCAACCAACCATCGTTGTTTATGACGGCACAGGTGCAGCAGGTCTTGTCTCTGTGGATGGTGTGTCTGCAGGTACTTCTTCAGGTATTTCTATCGATAACCAAACGGAATCAGGATTCAAGGTTTATGCGGGTTCTCACTTTCGTGTCAGTTTCCATTATGTTGCCAGCGCGGAGCTATGACCATGACTCAAGCACAATCCGCCGGTGTTGATTTCAGTCAAGTATTTAGCTTGGGGGCATTGTCGTTTCGCAATCGAATTATTAACGGCGCGTTTCAGATTGCAGCGCGCGGTGGCTCAGTAGTTGTTACTGCTGGTAATAGCTACGGTGGACCCGATCGTTTTCAATGTACTATTGGAGGTAGTGCTGGTGGTCAAGTGACTCAAGCTGCTGGTGGAACGATGAGTATCAATGGAGTACCGCGTTACACTATTCGGCAAACTTGTAATACACCACCAACTACGATGGCTGGCGGTGCATATTGGTCCGGTATCCAACAAATGATTGAAGGGTACAATGCGTACGATTTGCTTGGTCAGTCAGTAGTCATTTCGTTTTGGTTTAATTCTAATGTAGTTGGATTGCATAGTGTTTCGTTATCTGACTCTGGAAATTATTCATTTGTTGGAACATTTAATTATGCAGTAGCTAACACACCGCAGCGTATAGTTATATATCTTCCATCGTTACCGACTGCGATGAGTGTTCCTAATACTAATGCTCTTGGTTTGGTGTTGCGAATTGGTGCGCAAAATAATGCACAATATAATACAGCAAATGTTAATACATGGCAATCTGGGAACTGGTTAGTAGCTAGTGGGTATACAGCATGGAATCTTGTAGCTAATAACTTCATCGAAGTCGCTGATTTGCAGTTGGAACAGGGAACTGTAGTTACGCCTTTTGAGCGTAGAAACATTGCTATTGAAGGTCTAATCTGTCAGCGTTATTACAATGCAGTGGGTCAGCTATTCGGTGCCGGATATGTTCAGAACTCTCTAACTAGCGCAGTTTATATCATGGCAATTTCGCCGGTGATGCGTGTTGCACCGACCGTCACATTTTCCGGCACGTTTACGTTTGGTGCAGCAACAGCGGGTGGTCAAAACCTTCCGGCAACTTCGATGGTTAATGCATCAGTAACACCATCCATGCTATATGTGCAGGCAACCGGACTGTCAGGCGTTACTGGCGGGCAAGGTACGATTCTCTCGGGCCTCGGCGGTTCATTGATTGCACTTAGTGCAGAGATATAGCCATGAGCCAAGCACAGAATCTTGCAAACTTGAGTCAGTTATTTACTAGCTGGCCGCTTCCATTTCGTAACCGTATCATCAATGGTGATTTTAGAGTATTGCAACGTGGTGGTGGTTTGATAGCCACACTTGGCGCTGCGATTTATAAATACGATCGTTGGTACAATGTTGCAGTTGGAGCAGGCGTAACTATTGCTCAAAGCGGTCCGAGTATTACTGGTAGCAATCAAATTGCTATTAGTGGTGCAGCAGGTAATACGCAAACGTTACTCGGTCAACGCATTGAGTCGATCAACATCGCAGATTTGATGGGTAAGACAGTTTCGCTTAGCGGATGGATGTATCGCACAGCTACTACTCCGATCACGGTAAATTGTCATACAGCAACGGCTAAAGATAATTTCAGTACTGTTAATGCTAACTACCAAGTTATGCCGATGCCGCAACAAGCAGTGAATACGTGGACGCGTTTTTCTGGGTCTTTTACGATGCCATCGGGCACAAATAATGGTGCAGCTATTGAATTTGCATGCGGTGCTTGTCTTGCTGGTGAGACGATTTATTTTGCTGATGTACAGCTTGAAGTCGGAGCTGTGGCTACTCAATTTGAACGTAAACTAGTTAGCTTTGAAATTGATTTGTGCCAGCGTTATTTCCTGCAGTTTAATCAAGTATACACGGCGCAGGATGGCAGCTACAAGCAGTGCTTCTTCCCGGTCGGGATGCGGGTTGCGCCGACTGTAACTGCAAATGTGACAACAGGAACATTCGCGCTTGGTGGCGCGTTTGGTCTTGGCGCATATTGTGTACTTAACGGCACTTATCCGTTTAACACACAAGTGACATGGATTTGCGATGCGGAGTTATGATGACCAAAGCCGCCAAGAAACGTATGTCGATGGCACAGTGGGAAAAATCCCCACAGGATGCTAAACTCGACAAGCAGCATCCAGAACTCAAGGAAGGTTCCAAAGCCGAACAAGCTAAGGACCGGAAAGAGTTGGCTAAACATAATAGGAGCAAATGATGTACTATACAATGCCGCCACAAGAAGGAATGCCACAAAACAGTATGATCTTTCGCGATGATGATGGGGCGTGGATTCCCGATGACCCTGGTAATCGCGACTACATTGAGTATCTGGATTGGGTCGCGGAAGGCAATACCGCGGAAGTCTATGACCATGCTAATCCGCCAGCTATCAAGAATTCTCCTGGTCAGCCATCTAGTTCTTAGGTATTGTTATGAAAGTGCTTCTGGAGAACTGGAAAGGCACGCTTGGTTCAATTGCGGCTATTCTGGTCGTTATCCTACAGATTATTCAACTCTTATTGTCCACTGAGATAGAAGACACGGTAGGCCGCAAGGGAGAATCATTACTCACGATTTCTCAACGTGTTGATGCTATTGCCAATAAACTGGATACGCTTCAACATAAAGTAGAGGATCACCATAATGAACATTAATGTCTTCATTTTGCGTATCCTCGACCCCGGACTTCAGTACCTGGCTGATCTAGGTGGTCCGCCAGTTAGTCCGTTGGCCCGACAGAATCTTTTGACCATTGCGCAGCAAGAGACAGCGTTGAGAGCACGTTATCAAAATAGTCCGTCTGAGACACCTGGTCCAGCGCGAGGCTGGTGGCAGTTCGAGCAAGGCGGTGGTGTCAAGGGCGTGATGAATCATCAGTCTAGCAAAGCGACTGCCGCAAGAGTGTTAACCGATTTAAGTATCGTCCATAATACATCTGCGGTATGGCGTGCTTTGGAAGGCTGCGATCTGCTAGCCACATCTTTTGCGCGACTGCTCCTATGGACTGATTCTGCGCCGTTGCCGACTAATCAAAAGGATGGATGGAACTGTTATATGCGGGTCTGGCGTCCAGGTAAGCCTCATCCTGATAAATGGCCCGGGTATTGGTCTGCGTCAGCGAATGCGTTAGCGAAGTTATGAAGACAGCAATGTTAGCCAGCATGATGTGGCTAGTCAGCAGTTGCACGTTTGTCTACGTAGAAGGGGATAGCAATCGGTTCAATGATACCGGTGGAGATTTGAGCGGCAAGTTAGAGCGCGCGGAGAAGCCCAAGCCCGCTAGCGATTCCCATGTGGGCGATGGGATGCATTTGTTGCATTAAGGAGTGGAAGTATGATTACGATCAGTATGATTTTGCTAGTAGCAGCCTTTGTAATTTTCGTGTTGGCTGCAATTCCAGTCGCTGTTCCGCGCATCAATCTAGTCGCGCTCGGCTTGGCCTGTTGGGTTCTCTCCCTGTTGCTTAGCGGTTTCGGCAAGCTCTGAGCCATGCTGTAGACCTTCGATATAGGCCATGCATATCGCTATCCACAGTGGGTTGCGTTCAAGGTTCTTCTCTGCTGCTGGCCCGCATATCCGCCATATGAACTGAAGCTGTTCTCGCGAGAGCCGCCGCGAACTGAAGTCTCTAATCGCTACCACATCGATTGCGCATGGCCCGAGGCTAGCCATCCGGGTACTTTTAGCCATACAATCTCCAGTCAAAAAGGGCGGCTAACTGTACGCTTTCTCCGGGGTGAGGATTGCGTACAACTACAGTTAGCCGCCAAAGACCACCTCGTTGTTCTTACTTGCCTTGCGCTGCGGCGATAGCTGCTGCGTGTGCAGTGATTGCATCTGCTTCCGGCGTGCTCTTGATGAGTACCTGCGGCTGTTCAGCGGGTGTCGGCTCGACTGTGAGGTTCTGCGCTTGCGGCAGGGAATCAAGGGGCGATGACACCACTTTCGGAGCGATTACAGCTGGTCCTACTTTGCCTTCAGTATCCGGCGCAGGTGCAGGCTGCGGGGGTACGATAGGCTTGTTATCACTTGGGTCTGCCTTCGGCAGAACCGCTGGTCCTGCTGCAACTGCCCAGTCAGAAACCCCAGCCGCCGCGAGCGCGGAC